ATGAATCCATACTTAGCACATATGACAGATAGAGAATTGTTGGAGCAGATATATCTTCTGCTCCTTCAAATCAATGTAAAGGTAAGTGAGATAGATAACGATACTAAACAATTTGGTATGAACGTAGCAGCCAATCTAGTTGGTGAGGCTCTAATTGCAAATAACAATGATGCCTAGAGAAGAAATAATTAAACAGCTTAAACCTTACTTTGATGTAAAGGAATTAGTATGTAATCACATATATGGTAAATTTGGAGAACAATCATGGATGTTCTTAAGTACATAGCTACTACATGTACTACTGTGTCTACGTACTGATATCTTACGTATGCCAATGCATATTAATATTGGTAATATGCATCAAAGGGGTATGCGTTGCAACTTGTGTCCTTTAGTAAAGAGTAAGAAAGGAGTATATATATCTGCACATGTAACAGGTAATGCCATTGACTTTACTTGTGATGATAAGACTGCAGAAGAAATAAGAGAAATGATAAAGGCTAAACCTTTATTGTTGCCATGTAAAGTACGTTTAGAGGAGGGGGTATCATGGGTACACTGTGACGTTTACGATGATGGAACAGAAGATAAAATAACAACATTTAAAGCATAATATATGTTACAGAGAGAGATAGTTAGATTTAGAGCATCAGATGTATAGCCTAATCCTCTAGAAGTAGATTATTGGATTGACGTTACTTCTAACTACTATGGTGGTTGTATTAGATATTATCGTAATGATACTAATACATGGGAGATGCTTGATTTGAATGATAAACAAGTAGATGCTATCATTGATTATATTAATAAGGCTCTTGATTAGATAGAACAGTTTATTAATGATTCTATAACTGAAATCAGAAATGAATTAGCTGAATTTAAAGATGAACTGAAAGAGGAAGTTAATAAACTGTGGTAGTATATTAATCAGAAAGTAGAAGAATTAACTACTTAGATTAGTAATATTAGAAATGAAATTAATGGTATTAAGTAGGATGTTACAGATATCAATAATAACATTGATGATATAAATCAAGATATTACTAATATCAATTCTAATATTGAAGAGATACGTCAAGATATAACTAATATAGTAGGTGGTGACTTAACTTCTATTCAACAAAAGATTACCGAATTAACTCAGAATATACAAGAGTTAGATAGTAAGATTGATCAGCAAATTAGTGATTTAAGAAGCTACATAAATGGTGAAATCACTAAAGCTAAGAATGAACTTAAGACTTATGTAGATGGTAAAGTTACTGACCTTACTGAATTAATTAATCAGGAGATTGAGAATAGAACTAATGCAGATAATAATCTGCAATCCCAAATTAATGAGCTTAAACAATTGATTACTAATGCACAGAATGCTATTGATACTCATGCAGCTAGAAGAGATAATCCTCATGTAGTTACTAGAGCTCAATTATCGTTAGCTACTACTGATAGTGTTGTATTTAATAAAGTAAGTGCTCCTAGTGGATTCTTTAAAGAGTAATAGTTATGAATAAATGTGATGGCATAAAGATATTGGAGCTAGATCCTAAGCGCAATCTTGAAGGTAGTGAATACATGGTTGTAGCTGAAAAGGATTAGAACTATAAAGCTCCTATAAACTAGATTGTTGATTTAGTAATTAATGATAATAGAATTAAAGACTATATAGATGCTACTATAGAATCTTCAATAGGGGATTTCAAGAATGAAGTTAACCAAAGTATATCAGAACTTACTAATAAGATAAATAACTTAGATAGTAAGATAACTACGGTTAATAATAGAATTACTAATCTTGAATCTAGTATAGACGATATTGAGCAGAACATAACTAGCATTAACAATAAGATTACTAGTATTGAAAATAATCTTGGCAATGTTGGTGAGCTACTTGATGAGGAGTACATTACTCAGTTAATAAATAAACTGATTCGTGAGAATAAGATATCTGTATTAGATCCAGTACAACAGGCAATGAACAAAGGTACTGGCGTTGTTTTAGCGTTACCTAGTGCTAATAATGGTAAGATATCATTACCTATATGGACTGGTACTGAAGCTGAATATAATCAGCTTACTAAAGTAGCTGGTATGACGTATAATATTATTGATGAGGAGAGTGAGTAATGTTAGAGTTAGGTATAGCAGGGGGACGAGCAGTTCCCCTACAAAAGAGAACTGTAGGCAATACTAATATATCTGATGTATTTGATGGAGTAAATCATATATGGCCTACTAGGGATGATGTAGCTTACTTCTATGATTTCAATAGTATATAGTTGAGATTCATATGGACTGATTCTAACGGTAGAGATTTTGATACCGGTACTAACATCACTAACGCTCCTAGTATCCCTAGTGAAATAGTAGGATGGCGTTGGGGTTCGTCTGAAAATAGAACTCAACCGTTTTTATACTGGGGAGGCGATAACACTCTATCTGGAGCAGAGTGTGTAATGGTAGACATTAAATCCATACAAGATGTATATACTAATGATCCTAGTTTAACTATGCCGGAATAGTTAATTGTATAGCTTAGAGGAAACTGGTTTGGAAATAAAAATGACGGTATTGTGACTGTTGAATGTACTGCTTATAAAGGAGGAGTTATAGTAAAAGCGTATCAAATGAAGGGTAGTGATATGGGAGTAACAGGTCAATCATTTGTATTCGCTGATAAAGATGGTTGGGTGTCCGAAGAAGGTATGCCTAATAAAATATGGGTTGGAGAAGCTGTTAAATACGTTGATAGATGGTATAAAATTAATCCTGTAGATGATAGCGTAGAAGGTATGCCCAATTTAACGATATAGAGAGACTTTACATATAAAGGTACTTTAAGTACTTCCGTTAATGGTTATGTTACATTTAATGGTAAATAGTATAAGACGTGGAATGATTAGACTAATGTAGACGGAGATATAATAATAGGATCTGTTAGATGTCTGAATACTGATACTATGACTGAGGAAGGATAGATTAAAGTAATCGCTATGAATGAGAATGGCACTATATACAACGATAATATAAGTACTGCATTCAGATATGGATATGTAGCGGGTAATAGTGAAAAGAGAGGTCAGCAGTTTATTAGAAGTTATGTAAGCAGTAGAGACGGTTAGGCAGCAGATGAGGAATTTGCTGTAGTTAATTACTTTGATAAGACTGAAGCTGGTCAAGTTGTAGCATTAAATCCAATAACATAATGAAAACAATATTGTATATTTCAATGATGAATATACGAGATAGAAAGAATACGATACTCCAGAACAGGAGATTATTTAATTATTAAATATTTGCAAATATGGTTAAACAAGAAAATCCTAATTTCATAGCATCTAAGTATGCTCCAAATCCTAAAGAGGTTTCTTACTGGATTGACTTAGCAACAGATAGTACTGGTAATGTTATTAAGTCATATAGTCCTGATCTTAAGAAGTGGATACCGTTAAACAGAGATGCTAATGTAGACCAATGGACTCACATTAAAGAGATTGTACAATCTGTTGGTTTGAACTATGATAAGAATAGTGATGTTATATCTTTACCTAATAACAGTAGTAATAACTACTTTAAAGGTACTAGTATAGTAGATGCTATTAATAAAGGTGATGCTGCTGTAAAAGCTCAAGTAGATAGACTAGATACTAAGATTGATGATGTGAATGAAGACTTATAGGACTTCAAAGCATTAAAAGGTCAACCCAATGGTCTTGCTGAACTTGACGGCAATGGTAAAGTACCTGCTAGTCAATTGCCTTCATATGTTGATGATGTAATGGATGCATACGCTACTTATACTGTATCTCCTACTGGAGTACTTTAGAATATACAGTTATATGCAGATGCTGAACATGAAACTCCTATAGTAGGTGAAAGAGATAAAATATATGTCAATGTAACTCCTGGTGAAGTAAGTTATCAGTTTAGATGGTCTGGTTCACAATGGGTACACATAGATTCTAATGCTATTATTATTGGTGATATTACTGGTACTGCTTATGATGGTGGTAAGGGTAAAGCTATGGAGAATGTAGTTAACTCTATGCCAGATAATTTATTAAGTACATTCCAGTTAGATCAGACAGATGTTAATAACATTACTATCAGTCTTACTGGAGTAGAGAAGAGTGATGGTAGATATGTAGAATCTACTTTAGCTGATATTACTATTACTCCTGCTACTAATACTGTTGCTGGTTTAATGACTGGTGCTGAAAAGTTAGCTATCAACGAGACTCTTCCCGATGCTATTAATGATGAGAAGACTGCTAGAGAAGCAGCTGTAAACGAATTAAAAGCTAAGGATACAGAATTACAAGGTAATATCGATAGTTTAGAGGATGCATTAAATGAAGATATTACAGAACTTAGAACTACTTTACTTAAAGTAAATGATAAAGTAGGTTTAACAGAAGGTAATGAAATGCCTGACTTATCAAGTACTAATTACTTAGCTAGTAGTCCTAGCGCTATAAGTGCTGCTGTTACTCTTGATGAAGAGATTGGTAAGCTTAGTAGAAATGAAAACGAACTGTGGTATGGTGTTAAGTTTGACTTAGCTAATAGTTCTAGTCCTGATGGTGTACGTACTGGTAATATGGAAATGCATAGAACACTTCCTATCCAGAGTAAGATGAGAGGTTGTACTATTAATAATGATGATAATACTAAAAGATACCTAAAAGCTGATAATTGGGATGAATGGGAGGATGGTGTTACTATAACTGATGATAGTAATGGTAGAGCTCCTGAAATGATGGTAGAAATACCTGAACACTATAGACTGTTAGTAGCTACTCCAGACAATACGGTTGAGATTCGTATGAGCGAATATAATCTCCCCGGTTATACCAAAGTAGAAAAGAAATATATAGGGGCTTATGAAGGAATAACATCTGAAACTCTACCTAATCTATTACGCTCTATAAATAATACAAAATATAAACCTAAGGTAAGTACTACTAGAAACCAATTCCAAGTCTTTGCTAGAGGGAATAATCGTACTAACAACTGGAATATCTATACTTATGATGCTCACAGAGATCTCACTTGGTTATTCGTAGTAGAATATGCTACATTGAATAGCCAGAAAGCATTTAATGCTAATTTAACTGCAGAAGGTTATCATCAAGGTGGTTTAGGTGAAGGTGTAACTACAGGAACTGTAACTGTAAATGGAGCTACTACATATTCTTTTGTACCTAGTGGTACTACTAAATCATTAGGTAACGGTACTGGTATAATCGAATATACACATACTAATACTAATGCAGAGGGTACATCTACTGGTACTAAGGTAGTTAATGTTCCTAGATACCGTGGTATTGAGAATCCATTTGGTCATGTATGGAAGAATGTAATTGATGTAGTAGTTGCTGGTACTGATAATAGTGTATACATCTGCAAAGATTATACTAAGTTTGGTACATTTGAAGGAGGAACTAATCCTACTGCAGAGCAATTAATTGCAGCAGGTTATGAATTACAAGACTTTAAAGAAAGTACAATTACTAGTCAATATGTAAAAAAACTCGTTAATAATAATTAGGCAGATCTATTCCCAACTGTAGTAGGAAATGGAGCTAGTGCTACAACTTATTATTGTGATTATCACTGGACGAATGCTACAGCTACTCCTAGAACACTTCTAATCGGCGGTTACTCGGACTATGGGTCTGCTGCGGGTTTGTTCCTTTTGCATTCTGGCGCTGGGTTGGACTATTCCGCTGCGCTTGTCGGGACTCGAATTACCTTCTATGGTGAACCGGCATTGCCAGCTGCTCCAGCTACATTAGAGTTAAATGATGAGGATTATGAACAATTGGATTCTATAGAATCTGAAGAAAACTGGTTTTAATTAACCAATAAAAGGTTGCAGTCGTGAGTAAATCAGCAGTAACTCAGACAATGAGTCTAATGCAGGTTTGTTCAATTTGAATTCTAACAATGAGTTAGACAATTCCAATGCGAATGTCAGGACACTGAAATACGTAAAAAAATTATAAACTGACAAAAAATCAAGGGCTGAACCTTACCTCTCGGTAAAATATGACATGCTTCTTAAACGCATTGGTAACGAAAGTGAAGATGCGTGAAGGTATTTCAGAAAATATTATTTATGAAGAGATATAATAATTTATTCGATAAGATTGTTAGCTTAGACAACTTATATTTAGCAGATAAGAAAGCTAGAAGAAATAAATCTAGTAGAAAAGATATCAAAGAGTTTGACTAGAATAAAGAAGAATTACTTAAAAAACTATAGCAGAATTTAATTAACGGTACGTATAAAACTTCTGAATATAATACATTTATAATTAGAGAACCTAAAGAAAGATTAATATTTAGATTACCTTACTATCCAGATAGAATAGTACATCATGCAGTAATGAATATAATGGAACCTATATGGGTATCTATCTTTATTAAAAATACTTATAGTTGTATTAAGCACAGAGGAATACACGAAGCACTATAGGATGTTAGAGAAGCTTTAAAAGATACAGATAATACTACATATTGTCTCAAGTTAGATATCAGAAAGTTCTACCCTAGTATAGACCATGAAGTATTAAAAAGCATAATAAGAAAGAAGATAAAGGATTAGAAGTTATTATAGCTATTAGATGAAATAATAGATTCAGCAGAAGGTGTGCCTATTGGTAACTACTTATCTTAGTTCTTTGCTAATGTCTACTTAACTTACTTTGATCATTGGATTAAAGAATAGAAACAGGTTAAACATTACTTTAGATATGCAGACGATATAGTGATATTGCACAATGATAAAGAGTATTTGTGGAAACTATTTGAAGAAATGAAATAGTATTTAGATACTTTAAAATTATCTTTTAAAGATAACTATCAGGTATTTAAAGTAGAAGATAGAGGAATATCATTTGTAGGTTATGTAATAAGACATAACTATACTTTAGTAAGGAAGAATATTAAGCGTAGTATGTGTAGGAAAGCTGCTAGATTAGGTAGAAAGAAAAACATTACAGTAGAAGATTACAAACAAGAAATGTGTAGTCATATAGGTTGGCTTAAACATTGTAATGGTATTAACTTACTAAAGAAGATATTACGCTATAAAGAGCTATTAGTTTATGCAAGAAGATTTTCAAAACGGAAACCTTAAATAAACCTTATCGTTATATAATTATAATCTCAAACGGAATTTCGAGCCCTCTCAGATTTTACTCCCCTTTTAATCTGTCAGGGCTTATTTGATTTTTATTATCAGCTACTATCTATGAATTACCAACAATTAGGAGAACATACTATGTCAATATTTAAGAACATGTTCAGTAGTGCGGACAAATGCGTAGCTTCTGTTATAACTGGGCTACTTTCTATATTCGCACCTGTATGGGTTCCTATCACTGCTGTCGGTATATTGATATTACTTGATGCTATCTATGGTTATAAAGTCTCTAAAAAATATGGGCATCCTAAGATTGAATCACATAAAGCATGGAAAACTATATGGAAGACTAGAGATGCAGCAGTAGCAATAACTAGTGCATCAATAATAGATTAGCTGGTAGTAACCTCTATTAACCTGCACGCTGTAGAAATAGTAGCAGGAATGATAGCCTTAGTTGAGTTTTGGTCGTTACTAGAATCGTTTAGCGACTTATATCCTCAATGGAAGATATGGAAAATACTCAAGAAGGTTATAAAAGCAAAAGGAGAGAAATATTTAGATATATCATTAGATAAAGAATTACCAGATGATTCCAATACTAAAGCAGATAGTTAATTGGTTTACAAGGAATTTCAGAGCAGTCGCAGTAGGTTTAGTTAGTTTACTTATTGCGACTGTTTTTGTTTAGAACCATTAGCTACAGAAGAAGAATAAAGAGATTGACAGAATAACTAACAATGTTAGAGCTTACGAGCAATTAGCATCCTAGAAGGAATAGTTAAACAGAGTACTATAGCTTACTATAGAAGAACTAAATACTAGTAATGATAGTTTATTAAAAGAAGCTAAGGATGCTTAGAAAAAGCTTAAAATCAAAGACAAGAACCTAACTGATGTAAATGTAATCAATACTGAGATTAAAGACTCTGTTAGAACTATTATAAAACACAGGCTAATAGATTTTGACGAAGAACTTAAAATTAATCCATTAACAACTATCATAGTTAGTAGAAAGGACTCAATCCTTAAAGCCACATTAGATATTAAGAATCAATAGATTTTGTTTGTAGAAGAGAAGAAAGAATATAAAAACAAATATCGTAATGCTTTCGTTAGGTTCTTCCACTTTGATTGGAAGAAGATACGTACCAAAAAATATCAGATAGTTAACAGTAATCCAATAATCGAGGTAACCAATACTCGTATAATTGAGTTACCTAAGTAAAATCAATATATTCAATAATATTAATCAATAATAATATGCATAGAATATTTCGTGTAAAGGCTTACGAAGCAGAACACGGTCCTCACTTCAATGAGGAACATGCCCGTAAAGCTGTAAGTAAAATGGAAAATGAGGATGGTACTCGTGGACCGCATTGGTCTGTAGAAGAAACTACCGCATTAGCTAGTCAATACGGAATAAATCTGGGTAGCAGATTTAATCGTTATGATTGGTTCGTAGCACTTAACATGGTTTATTCTGATTATTACAAAGTAATTATAAATATTACTAACTCTAACAGCACTAAGCATTTTGTTGAATTGGCAAAAGCTTGGATCAATGACAAAGACATTGATGAAGGTAAGATGTGGTATTACTATATTTATGTTATGTGTGATAAGATCAGACAAGCTGAAATGGAATGCTATGAGGAAGAAGTTGAGAAACGTGATAAATACGAAGAAGATGATGATGACGAATTTGAACGCATAGGCTTATTCCGTAGAGGTGGTAGAAGAGGTGGTATGATGCGTGGTGGTCGTAGAGTATATTCTACTAGTAGAGCTAGAGATTATGAAGACGATTATGAACGTATGCTCGAAAGAGAAAAAGAGTATGAACCTTACTCAGAATATGGACGTGGCAAAGCAGTTCGCTACGTTAGATATTAATAAAAATCAATTTTTAAATTAAATCAATTATGTTAGAAGATAGAATTATTGTGCAGGATCGTGGTATTGATGCTGGTCTTGCTGCTTTAATGCAAAACGCTAATAAAGGTATGGATCCGGCTGCTTTGATGGCTATGATGAACAACGGTGGTTTCGGTGGAAACGGCGGTTGGTGGTGGATTTGGATCATTTTGATCTTCTTCTGCTGGGGCGGTTTCGGTGGTAATGGTTTCGGCGGACGTAACGCTGGTGCTCTTGCTTCTGAACTGAACAGTGACGCTAACACTAATCTGTTGATGCAGGCTATTAACGGTAACAAAGATGCTATTAATAGTTTAGCTAGTACTTTGAATTGTGATATTAACTCTGTTCAGACAGCTCTTAATACTATCAATTCTGGAGTAAGCCAGATCTCTTGCGATACTAAATTGTCTAGCTGTGAAGTAATTAACGCTATTACTTCTGGTAATGCAAGCTTAGCTTCTCAGTTAGCTAGCTGCTGCTGCGATGTTAGAGAAGCAATCTGTGGAGTAAATAACAACATCACTAAGATGGGTTATGAAAATCAGTTGGCTAACTACAACTAGACTAATATATTGCAAAATGCAATTACTAGTGGATTCAATTCTTTAATGGCTGATAATGCATCTAAGTTTAATATTGTAGGTGCTAAGATAGATGCGCAGACTCAAATTATCAATGATAAGTTCTGTCAGCTTGAAATGCGTGAAATGCAGAATAAGATTGATGCTTTGCGTGAAGATAAACAAGCTTTACAGTTGTCTGCTTCTCAGCAAGCTCAAACTGCAAACATCGTTAATCAAATTCGTCCGTGTCCTGTTCCTGCTTACTTAACTTGCAATCCTTTTGGTTGTCAGGGTGGCTTGAACGATTATGGTTATGGTTATGGGTATAACAATGGCTGTGGATGCGGTTGCTAATAAGAAAGGAGGCAGTTATGTTTTATCCTTTTTTAAACTACTTTAATAGAGGTAGAGTAAGAACTGTAGATAATTTTGGTATTCCAGTATTGAGAACTAACTATGTTACTACCGATACTACGACTACTTCAGTTACTTATGGTATATGTCCTAAACTGTGGAGACAACTCCCATGCCAAGGTTTATTTATACTGCATGTAACGTCTACTCCTGCTAGTGCAGCTACTCCTACGGATTTAGTATTTATAGATCCTACTAGCTTTACTAATAGATAGATTGATAATACTACTACGGTTATTACATCTACAGGAGCTAAAGCTCTATTAAATGGTTCCGGAACTCAAATGACAAATAATGAAATCACAACTGGTAACAGATATCTGATATACTATAACAAATGTGACGGAATCTTCCAAGTAATTAATCATATAGTAGTACCGGCTACACCGGCAACTTAATATAAATTGGGGCTCATTTAGAGCCCCTTAAAACTAACTTATTATGTTATTCAATCAATTAAATATAGGTGACAAGGTATATATAATAGAAGTAGTTGGAACATTCAAGAAAACTACTGAGTATAATGAAGGTTCTGTTACTCAAGTAAGTTCAATATATGATGAGCCACTACCACCAGGGTAGTTCCCTATGCCTAATTAGCCCAGAAAGAAAGTAGTAGATATAACTATATAGTGTAATGGAGAGACTAAGAAATTTACTATACCTGAGAATAAATCAGTTATTACTGATAGTGCACTAGGTCTTACTATATCTACAGATAAATAGGAAATTATAAATATAGTACGTAACCAATATGATACGTATAAACAAAGAAAAGAATCCATAGCTAAATGCGATGAAGAAATGGCTAAGTGTTAGGCTCTCCTAGATAAGCTAGGAATAAACGATAAGCCGGCAAAAGAAAATGATGAAATAATTGCTTTACAAAAAGAAGTTAACGAATTAAAAAATATAATAAGGAAAGCTAATTAGATGGTACCACCACCTATGAAGGAAATGCTCCCTTAGGATATGAAGAATGCAATGGATAAGGTTGGTCAATAAGATCAACCTTTTTTTGTTTTAAGCTCGTGTAAGAAACGCTATTAGTTAAGGTAAGGGATTGTAAGCTACAATACGTAAAGTGTCTCTAAACGCCTTAAAATGCGTTTTAAGCTTTATAACGTTATTAAAATAAATAGACATGTCATTAAAAGAAGAATGGAAAGATATTCCTGGTTACGAAGGTTTATATCAAGCTAGTACATTAGGAAGGATAAAAAGTCTTGGTAGAGTAACTTGGGAATAGTGGTATGATGGAACTCATGGAAGATGGCATAGTTTTCCTGAGAAAATATTAATTCCCAAAGTAGATACGAACAATTATTTATCTGTAGGTTTATATAGTATTGATAAGAATAGAAAGAAATATAGAGTACACAGATTAGTAGCTATTACTTTTTTAAGTAATGAAAATAATTTGCCACATATAAACCATAAAGACGAAAATCCACATAATAATAATGTAAATAATCTAGAATGGTGTAATGCAAAATATAATTTGAACTATGGTAACCGAATGGAAAAGTATAGAAAGAGTAGAGGAACTAAAGTATGCAGATTCGATTTGAGTAATAATTATATTGATACATGGGATTCTATGAGTTACGCTGCAAAAGTAGTATATAATAACATTAATAAAGAGTCGGACATAAGAAAAAATTGTTTAGGGAAAATTAACAGAGTGTTAAATTATAAATGGAGATTTGATAATGACGCTTAATGAAATAATTGATAACATACTGCTCATAGCTCGTAATAACAATGTGGCTGAATCTGAACATTTAAATAGGGCTCAAATAGAGAAATGGGTCATAGGATATAGGTCTATGTTGATAAAATAGCAAATCGATAAAGGGCACGATGTAAGTGAAGCTTATCTTACTACTATAGAACCTATTCATTTAGATCGTGAAGAAACTGTACCAGGTTACTTTACTTATGTAGGAGATAAAGAACTCCCTAAGTTAATAGACTTTAACTATAGACCTGGAGTAATAAATGTACGCGATATGTTTGGTAATATAATTTAGATAGGTAGTCGTACTAAAGCTAAATTATAGAAGTATAGAAAGGCTACATGTAAAGATTACATCGCATGGGTTAAAAACAATAGAATATATGTAGATGGAGATTCTAATCAGCTAGAGTATATCAGTGTAGATGTAATAGCAGAAGATCCTACAGAACTTAATGCTTGTTTTGATCCAGATAGTGAGTTTCCTATACCGTCTGCAATGATACCTGTAATAACACAAATGATAATGCAAAGAGAGTTATCTGTTATGATTACTATGCCTAGCGATGATAGTAATGATGCACACGATGATACGCAGAATAGAGTTAATAATAAATGAGAGAGAGATTAAAATATTAGAGAAAGTGCTATACTATTGCCGATTATTACATAAGCTATAAAGAGTATATAGAACCTAATACTTAGTATGATGTAGATTTAAAGACTTTTAAAGCTATAGTTACTGATTACTTTAAATACATTAAAAACGAAATAATGTATGAATGTAAGGAAGTAAAGTTACCATGCAGATTAGGTACTTTGCAAATCATAAAGCATCAACCTAAAGAGTATTCAGGTAAAAGCCTTAGATGGGATTGGAAAGCTACTAAAGAAATAGGTAAACCAGTATATTTACTTAACGAGCATAGTAATGGATGGAAGTACAGATTCTTCTGGTCTAAACAAGGATGCTTACTAACTAATAAAGGTAAATATCAATTTATAGCATGTCGAGATAATAAACGAGAGTTAGCTAAAATAATTTTTAATAGATTAAAAGATTATCCTGAAAAATGATAAACAATCGAATGATTAGCTCTGCATCTGTAGTTGCTAAAGTAATAGCTGATTTGGATCTTAAAGAAGACTAGATTAGAATTACTGATATCCGAGAATGGATTATGGAAGGAATACTTAAGATAGGAGCTGTACAATAGTATGAGCATAAGGTAGCTATATTACCAATAGAATGCCATTAGGTTGCTTTACCTTGTGATTTATATAAATTAGGTCAAGTGGCATTTTCATTCTGTAATGGAGGAGGATGGTTACCTATGAGGAAAGCTACTTCTAGTTTTGGTGTATTCCACGACCGTGAATGTAGTAATGAACCTTGTATGTTAATTCCAGATACTGCAATGTTTCCATTAGTAAAGAATATGTTCAATTTAAATACTGATAGAGAAGCATTAGAAAAGTTAAATGAAGATACTAACTTACGGCAAACATTAAGTATATTACTTAATCAATGGACAGTAGGTACAGTAAATGGTAAATTTGTTCCTGGAGTAGTAGATCATAGGGATGGTACTATGTTTAGTAATGAATTACAATATACTACTAAACCTGGTTATATTAATACATGTATGCCTAGAGGATTTGTTAAAATATCCTATTATGCTATATATACTGATGAAGATAGTATGCCAATGATACCAGATTTAGAGTCTTATAAAGAAGCTATATACTGGTATGTTACTATGAAGTTAATGTATCCTAAAAAGTTAAAAGGTTAGATAAGCCAAGGAGATTACTACGATATACGTAATTCATATAACTTCTATCGTAAGTAGGCATATGCAGAAGCTATGATACCCACTGTAGACGATTTAGAAACTATTAGTAATATCTATACTAAATTATACCCTGAAATTAATGATCATAGTATGTTCTTTTCTACTAGTGGAGATGAACAAAATATTTATAATTAGAATAGATTATGATAAGTAATACTGCACAAGTTAATACATTTACGGGTGGTCTTAATATGGACTAGGACGTAAATTTGATACCGGATACTCAGTATAGATATGCTGAGGATGTTCGTGTTATCACTAATGATGGAGGAACTACAGGAGTATTACAAAGTATAGAGAATCCTAGAAGATACGATACTATTATACCTAAAGATGAGACGATAATAGGTACTACTACTATAAATGATATTGCAGTAGTAATAACTAAAACATCTGATAACATTAATAAGATATACAGATTAATGGGGTTCGATACCAATATGCCTCAAATCAAATTAGTATGTAAAGGAGCTCTAGGATTGTGTGAAGATTTATCTAAAAATCCCACATTGAGTATAGTAGGTAACTATGAATCAGATACTAATATAAAAATATACTTTACTGATGGAAACAGTCCTATTAAGATTGTTAACATAATGAGTAATAAGTATATAGACAATTCTAATCTTATAGATGAGAATGGGAATATAATCAATCCTGGTTCATTAGAAATAACTCCGGTAGTAAGTTTATTACCATTTAAATTCCGTTGGTTATCTGAAGGTAACCTTAAAGCTGGAATGGTAACATATTGTTATCAATTATTCAATGCGCATGGTACTGAAACAGTTACTTCTCCAATGAGTGAGTTGATTCACTTAACAAATAGTGTAACTAGCCAAGGTAGTTCTGAATATAAAGGTACTGGCTTGAATAAATCATCTAACAAATCAGTAATGTTATCTACTGAGCTATCTCTTTAGGATTTCAATAAGTTAAGAGTAATACGTCTATTTTATGAACAGAATAACTCTACTCCTGTTATTAGTATAGTAGATGAAATAGATATTCCAGATGGTCAAACAAATATTCAGTATGTAGACTATGGTTCTACATTGAGCGATATATCCATAGATGAATTTAATGCTATGACTGGTTATTAGTTTATAGCGTAGACTCTTGCTAAGATGCAAAACAGACTATTCGCTGCTAATGTAACAGAGAATACTTGGATACCTGAGGATGAGCATGGCAATGATTATGATGCTAGAGCATATAGAGCTAATTCAGAAGGGAGTGTGTAGCTATTATCTAGTTTAGATAGTAATAACATTCGTCTGTCTATAACAGATGATGAAGCTATTAAACGTATTCCTGCTACTCATGACTGTATAAATCCATTTAACAATGTAAAATATACAAAGGATGCATCTAATTCACAGAATATATACATATATAATAAGGAAGGTGAACTAGGCGGTTATGGTATCAATATAGAATATTCATTTGTAACTACAGATATAAATCTAAGTAATAAACAAGATAAGTTTAGATTAGACCAATCCTGTAGTATGGATGTACCTACTGTTAGAAATAACACTAGATATATAAACAGAGGTGATAGTAAGATGCCCGAAATACTACAGCCTACTGAAGAGCAGAAGAATAATCCATATATACCTAATTATGCTGATCCGTATATAGCTGCTAATTATAGAGGCTATCAGAGAGATGAAATATATAGATTTGGTATAATATTCTATAATGATAAATCTGTAGCTTCTCCTGTACTCTGGATAGGTGACATTAGAATGCCTCATGCTTCTCAAATGCCTCCGTTTAGATATGAGAACAATACTCTTATAGGTAATGCTTTGGGTATAGAATTTAAAGTAAAGAAAATGCCGGTTGGCGCAGTAAGTTATGAAATAGTTCGTTGTGATAGAACTGAACGTGATAGAACTGTGCTTATGTAGACTATAGGTAGTTACGTATATGAGTATAGAATTCAAGAGTAGGATAAGTGGGTTGGTCAAGGATCTGAGTTAGATAGTAGTTTGGAAATGAGACCTACTCCTTTCTTCTGTAGTCTAATTGGTGAACAGCTAGCAATATCAACAGGTACAGCTGAAGACGTTGGTAATTTCTCTCTTACGATGAGAGTAAATGATTATATACGTTTAGTATCTCCAGAAATATGTGTACAGGGTGATGATGCAACCAAACTGTTTGAAGGAAGTGTATACTTAGATGGTATAGGCTCATACTATTCTCCATTTGTAGGTGGTAAAGTAAATGATAGCAAGTTTGATGATTTTAAAGATAACTATGTAAATGGTAATACTATTGGTAATAGTGTAAGTCGTAGTATATTTGCTGCGGCGGATTACGTTACTCAGATAGATGGTAGAGTATTGCAGCAAGATACTGTGCCATATGTAGGTTATGGCTAGAGATGGGGGCTTAACGTACTTGCTGTAGGTTTCCCTTATCAAGATAGTAGAGGTAATAAGGTATACCGTGGAGCATCAATAGCTAAATATTTCGTTCCAACATTTGGACAATCTCAATCTACATCGTATATTGAAGATGCTAAATACCCACCCAATATAGATTATAATATGTATGGAGCTCCAGATGTAGTAGCTAAAAGAATAAATGTAGGTAATAGAACTTATACTAACTACTCTATGTCCGATTTTATTCATAATGATAATCAATCATTACAAGGCCCAGCTGGTCCGTGTATTATAGCCCATGTACCAGAATTATAGAATGTATTCTCTGGATTTAATAGCGTACCTACTAGTAAATATCCAGAACTTCATCCTTTTGATTCTACTAATGCTATTCCTGTATTTAATGTTAAACGTGATGGTAATTCTATATATGGTGGTAACACATTCTCATCTAGACAGAATTCTGTATACATAAGTATAGCAGCGCACGACAGCAAGTATGTATTTGGAGGAGATACTTATCTAAGCTTATTAGATTATCCTAATACTATGCTATTCCAATTACCTGACGCTAAAGAATGGGACGGAATGAAGAATTATATAGGAGCTTATATACCATTTGAAAGTTCTATTAATATGAATTTATTCCACGGAGATCAGATTCATAGAACAGTAACTAGTTCAAATTTTGCAGATTCTTGGTTGCAGTTAGAGCCTACTTAGATGTAGGACATACATGTACAAGATCTTCCTTACTTTGTATATAATTCTGTTTATTCTGCATAGAATACTGGTAAATTGTATGTACCTAATTCTATGTATGCCGATAAAGATGTAAGATATACTAATAGAATATTAACTTCATAGGCTAAGACTAATAATGAAGTAATAGATTAGTGGTCTAAATTCAAAGTAGCTGATTACTTAGATGTAGATAATCAGTGGGGAGACATAACCAATCTAAAAGTATTCAAAGATAGACTATTCTATTTCCAAGATACTGGAGTAGGAGTAGCTTCTGTCAATGAAAGATCACTTATTACTGACGATAATGTAAATCAACTAGTATTAGGTACTGGTGGTATATTAAGTAGATTCGACTACGTAACTACTACTAATGGTTCGTCTATTAAGAATGACAAGAGTATAATTAATTCAGATAATGTGCTTTATTGGTACGATTATGATAAGAACGAAATATGTTCTTATACAGGTCAAGTAAGTTAGTTATCTAAAGAAAAGCAGGTACAATCTTACTTTAATAAAAACATTAAAGAAGATAGGGCTAAAGCTATGTCTTTATTTGATAAGAAGTATAACGAGGTGTGGTTTAATGTACTAAATAAACCACTAGTATTTAATGAGTAGTTAGGTAGATTTACATCTTTCTATACATTTAATCCTAAATGGTCGTTACCTATTTCTGATAGAGTAGTAGCAATAAAAGACAATGAATTGCATACTATACATGATACTGGAGTAATAGGGTTAACTCCTTTAGATAGAAAAGCTAAATTAGAAATAGTTATTAATAAGAATGCTCCTTATACTAAAGTATTTGATAATGTTAGATTACAAGGAGAGTTTAGAGATGGTAATCAAGAGTCTATTAAGGACGATATCATAGATTATATGAAATTCAGTACCAAACATCAAGAAGCTATTAGAGAGCATACTGAAGAAGAACTTGATGAAGAAGGTAATGTTATTACTCCTGAACAACATATAATAACCGATTATAGAGAAGATACATTTAGATTCCCTATACCTAGAGCAGATAAGAATGAAGATGCATTATCGTTACCTGCCAGGTTAAGAGGTAAGTATATGATATGCGATTATGAGTTAGATTCTGATATAGATCATACTTTTGAAATACCATAGATTACAACAACATACAGAAATTCATTAATTTAATATGAAAAGTAAAAAGAAAACAAAAGTACCAGCATATGCATTTGGAACTCAATTCAAAGAAATTGGGAATAACATGCTTGAAAGTGCTCCTGATATATTAAATACTTTAACTACTCCTTTTTAGAAATCTAACGCTACTACAGGAGGGCAAGCTGCTGCACAATCTGTAAGTGACATAGCCAGTGGTGCAGCTACTGGTTTCCAAGTTGCTGGTCCAATTGGTGCTGCAGTAGGAGCTGGTATAGGGCTAATAGGCAGATCTGGTGAAGAAGCTGAAATGACTTCGTTCACAGATTATGATGAAGGTAGTCTTGGTAGTGGTCTAATTGGAGCATTCGGTAATAGAAGATTACGTAGAAAGAGAGCAGCAATTAAGAAGAATGCTTATAGTAATAGAGCTGCTGTTCAAGGTACTAATTACCTGCAAAGTGAAGCGTATGAAGATATGATAGGGATGAATACAGATACTATGGCTAATGGAGGAATGTCCTCTTCTCTAGCGTATGTAGATGATGGTGAATTAATATAGACTCCCGATGGAAGTATAAGTAAAGTACCAGAGAATAACAAACCTACTGATAGTAATTTAGTTAGTTTACCTGAAGGTAGTAGAGTACTAAGTGATAAACTTAAAGTACCTGGTAGAAAAGAAACATTTGCACAACTTGGTGAGAAAATGATGGCAAAGAAGAAAAGTAAATATAATGACAGATTTGCAGAGAATGCAGCAAAACTAAATGAAATGAATAATAATATGATTCATGATTAGTTATTTGCTATGCAGGAATCTGTTAAACAAAGTAAAGGCATTAAACCTAAGACTAAGTAGATACAAGCAGCCGCTTTAGGTGATGAGATTAAACCTGGTTTAGGAGATAGAATAGTAGATGCTATCTATAATCCTAATCGTAAATGGGGAGCTGGAGTACAATGGGGAACTGGTAATAATCAATGGTATCATGTGCCTGTTAATCCTAGTAATACTCAAACTACTTCAAGTAGACGTAGAACTACTTCTTCTACAAGTACAGGATTAATTGATGAAGGTAAACCAGAATTACCATTTACTTGGTATGAAGCTCCATCAGTAGAATCTGTATATGATACAGATTACGATACTGTGGATTCTCCTAGTGCTACCCCTAATGATATTAGTTATAGAGAAACTAGAGCAGATAGACGTAATAAACTATTTAATAAAGTAGGAAGTGCTTTATCAGGCATAGCTTCTTTAACTCCTATTATGTCCAATCTATTTACTGGTAGACCTGAAACAGTTGATGCGGTATATAATCCGTATGCTACTAGCATTACTAATACTATGCGTAGACGTAGATATGATATTAATCCTGCTATTGAAGATTTAAATCGTAATAGAGCTACTAGTAATTACAATGCTAGCCAAATTAATACTAATACTGGAGCTAACTTAGCTTATAGATTACAATCAGCTGTTAATACTGATAGAGCTATAGCTAGTTTAAGATCTCAAGAAAGTAATGCTAATAACCAATACTTAGGTGATTATGCCAATACTATGAATAGTTTAGGACAGCAATGGGTTAATGCTACAAATATGGCTAACGAGGCTAATGCTCAAAACAGAGCTACTACTAGAAATATACGTAGAGCTGGTTTAAGTCAGTTAAGTCAATGGGCTCAGAATAGAGAATTGATGCGTAATCAGAAAGCTAGAGATATGGAAATGTGGCCTCTATATCAAAGATTCTTACAAGCTGGTTTTACTGAGGATGATCTCAGAGCTATGATGAATTCTAACCGTAATACAATAAGTAGAAAAGGAGGTAAATGATGCAAGCTAATAGATATGATAGAGCTGCAGAAGCTCCTATAATGAATACCTATGTACCAATTAATTTTGGTGAATTGTATAGAATAGGTTAGGCACAAAGACAAGCTGTTGAACAAGCTGCTAATGAATTTACTAATACTGTTAGTAAGTTTGGAGAATTTCAATCTCCTTCTGCTGTAGATACTTAGAGATACTATGAGAACTCTTTAGGAAAGATAAGAGACTTAATAGACGAAGCTGCTACTAATCCAGATGCTATGAAGGATGCTAACTTTAGAGCTAGATTGAATTCTCGTATTGCTAATCTTGATTATGCTACTCTCAGTAATTTAAGACAAAGTAGAGAAGGAATGCTAGCAAGACAAAAAGCTAATTAGGAATTAATGATAAAAGGTATGTATAATCCTCTTTGGCATGACGTAGATTTTACTAACTATAATACAGTAGATAGTGGAATATTTAACGATATAGCTCCTCTTGCTTATAAATCTGAAGTAGACTTAGTAAGACCATATGTGGATAATCTGAAAGCTAGTTTCATGGGAGTTAAAGATGGATGGATTCATCAAGGAGTTTCTACTGATAGAACAGATTATGAAATACAAAGAAACTTATCTAGTATATAGAATACTCCAGAATATCAAAAGCATTTAGAAGTATTACAAAGACAAGGTCTTAGTAGACAGGATGCTGAAGAGCAACTTAATAGAACACTTATTACAGCAGGTAGAGAATTTGCTTATGACCAAGCAGAACGTGATCCAATGGCTGTAGCATTAGCTAGAAGAGCAGGCGCAGGAAGTCAACAGAATCGTTTACTTAATCTAACTGACCAATTAGAGATAACGGCAAGAGATACTTTTGCTTCAGCTTTAAAAGATGCACCTACAGTTCAAGATGCTAGAAAGAAACTCAATGATATGTTTACTCTTAGTGCTAAAACTAATAACAGTTTAAATAGTGCAATTAACGATGTTATTGGAACTTTAAGTAGTGGTATAGGTGCTGAGGCAAACGAAGTATTAACTGCTCAAGGAACTCAGACGGGCAAGATGACTTCTCAAGGTTGGAGAGTAGGTAATTCTTCTTCTGAGTTCTTACTTAGAAAACGTCTTGCTGAGAATTTAATGGATAGAAAGATTGGTAGTAGTAGTAAGTTACAAGATGATTTTGAAAAGGGGCAGTTTAAGAATTTCTTAGTAGCTGGAACTCCGAATATTACTACAGATGGTTCAAATATATTCCACAATAAATATATTTTTATTCCTAAATCAGAAATAGATAAAGGTAAATATACAGCTAGAGATCTAGCAGAAGTACAAGGAGATTGGGTAAATCTCGACGAAGATCAGGTAAGAGTAACTGAATCTACAAATGATTATGGTGAAACTAGAACTTCGATTAATACCGCTCTTAAACAAGGCACTTATTTAAGAATTCCAGTAAGTACAGTTGTACCCAGACGCGGTTTAGAAGCAGTTGAGAATGATGCGTTACATGCTAAGAGTAGAAACATAGGACAAGACATTAGAGATGTAATGCAAGCTCAATCTGAAAGTAACAGACTATTTTAATATAATATTATGAGTAGACAATAGAACTATACTCTAGGTAAAAATACAGATAATAATATCGCTAGTGAATACCCTAATTATACCTTACAAGGTGATTATGGGTATTCATACGATTCTAGATCAGATTATTACCAAAGAAGATTAGAAGATAGAGAGAACGATATAAACTACGATAATAAAACTACTAATGAAGATTCTACAAAAGATAGTAAAAGTAGAATATCTAATTGGTGGACATCTAGAAGTATGCCTGAATTACTTCAGTCTAGTGAAGACGCAGATGATAAGGATAAGAATATCACTGTCCTAGACTATATGTACGATGAAGCTGAGAAGTCTGGAGACATAAAAGCTTTAGATGTATATCGTAGTTTTATGGAAAAGAAGGATCAATCTAAATTAAGTAGATTATAGAATGAAGTTAGAGAGGGTGAAGCTAACTATTTAAATTCTATTAATCTAGCTAAAGATTATCTTACAAGTAAACAAGAATTAATTGATTTACAAAGATAGATTGATTCTGCAACAGATTGGACACCTACGCAAATTCAATCAGCTCAGAATAGAATAATTGAACTAGAAGATAATATTAAGAATATAGAAAATGGTGTAAACCAATTAGATTAGAATGGCAATACCATATATCATCAACCTGGTTTAAAAGAGCTAGCTAGAACTAACCCATATTTACAGGATATATTCTATGAGACTAGACCTGGTAAATTGTTCAGTACTGATAAATTTGGTTCTGTAACAGACTTATGGAAATACTATAGTTTCGACTGGCTAGCAGAAGATTATATTGGTGATCTTAATCCTGGTAATAACTTTAAGCATTTACTAGCTAATGACGGTATAAACGATGCAATCTTTGGGAGAACTCATCAACTATCTCCAGATCAAATAGAATATATGTGGAGTAGTAAAAACCAAGGAAGCAATTTAGCAAAGCAGATTGAATAGCTTAATAATGCTGAAAAGGTTGTAAGTTCTCGTTTAGCTGATAAAAATCAGTAGATACAAAGTATGATACATACTTTAAAGCATGGCAATTGGTTGTATGACCCAAGTAAAATATCTGCTGAGTTTAGAGAAAAACAAGAGAATAATCAAATATCTGCATTTAATCCAGAATCTTGGATTTATGCATTACCAGAGTTAGGTACTAGTTATTCTGAATTTGGAGCCATGTTAGGACAATTTGGTACTAGCATGGCTGCCAAATGGGCATCTAAAGCAGTTATGGCTGCAGGTTCTGGTGGTACTGCTCCTTTACTAATTGGTGCTGCAGAATTAGCTACTCAAGCTGCTATTACTAATTACACTCGTAATTCAGAAACTCAAGCTGAAGTATTTGATTCGTTTAAGCAGAGAGTATTAGAAGGTGCAGATTAGATGAGAATTAATCTTCCCAGTGTAATACAATCTGCCGATGAGTAGCTAAAAGCCAGAGGATTTGATACTTCTGAAATGACAGATTATGAAGTATTAGAAAACGCTTTATCACAGAATATAATTACTCCCGACGCTAATTTTAATTAGCTAGTAAATGATTCTCAAAAAGGTCTAGATGTAGTTAGATAGACTAATCAAGCTTTAATGTTATCTGACTTAGCTCAAGGTATGTTTATGTTTGGTGGTTCATATATGAAGAACTACTTTGGTTTACAGAAAGCTGCTAAAAGAGCTATAGGCAATCGTGGTATAACATCTAGATTAGAGACTGCTGTAACTGACAGATTACGTAAAGATGATTTATATGTAGCAGCTGATGGTATTATAGATCGTACTATTGCTAGAGCTGTAGATAAAGCATGGAAAACTCCTGGAGGTAAAACTAGAGCATACAATGCTATAAGTAATCTTACCAATATTGGTAAGAAACTAGGTGTTTCTTATTTCATGGAAAAGACTGAAGAAGGTCAACAAGGAGTAGTAAGTAATTATTATAGAACTGGTAAGTATGATAATGCTGGAGATTATAGTCTGTTGTAGGGGGCTGCTAATGCATTAAAATTGGCAGGAGAAGCGCATATGGCATACTATGGTATTCACCCAGATGAGAATCTAAATGGTGATGCTGATTTACGTAAATCTATGGATATAGGTGGATTTACTGGATTATTTATGTCTGGAGTATTTAGTTCACCTGACGTATATAGTGCTACTGCTCAATATCTTACAGATAGTAATCTGAGAGGTTATATTGCTGACGGATATGGTAATGCCGAAAGACAAAATAAAGTAGAGCAGTTTATGAATGCTGCTAGTTCTGATGGGAGAAAAGGTTATTCTAGAATAATCAATAACTTAGAAACTCTTAAGGATAAATTTAAACCTGAAGGTGTTACTAATGAAATGATTGATGAAGACATAAGATTAGTAAACAACATAGAAAGATTATCTAATAATAAGTCTTTACGTAGTATAACTGATGAACTAGGAATAAATAATGATGACTTTATATCTGTAGTAAAAAATGCTGTATATATTCAAGATAGATTAAAAGATGCTAGTGAAGCATCTGAAGCTTCTACTAGAGAAATAGAAAGTGTTATTCAGAAAATAAGAGAAGATGCTGACTTAAAAGAAGAAATAAAGCAGCATTATTCTGATTATTTAGCTCGCTATGATAAAAAACGTAGTGATAGAAGAAGACAGATAGTTAATGATTTACCTGCATCTGATATTACTTCTAGAAGTAAAAAGGAATTATCTGAATACGTAGACCAATTATTAGGTGAAAGAAGTGTACTGTCTGAAGAAGAGTATGCTAATGAATTCATGGGCAGAATGGTTGCTGTTCAAGATTACAACGACTTACTTACTCTTAGAGATGAACTTAATTCAAGAAAGCAGGATTTACAAAGACTAAAAGAGGATAAGAATTTAGATGTAAATGTAGATGGTATATCTGGTATTATAAAGTATGTAGAATCTCAGATAGAAGAACGTAAACCAGTTATACAGCGATTCTTAGGAGAAGAAGTAGGAGAACAGGTAATGGATCTTGGATTATCTGTTCCTTTTGCAGATCAATTATCTGTAGCTACCATAAGTAAGTATGTTAATGATGGGGCAAGAGCTGATTTATTCGCTCATGCTTTAGCATATACTACTGGAAAATATGTAGGTGATACTAGATTGTATAAACCTACTTATAATAATCTTACCGAAGAACAGCAGAAGCAAATACTTACTAATGAGATGTAGGCAGACAAGATCAACGGTAAGACTAGAACTTCTGATTAGATTATATAGGATTATGATAACTCTGTAAATGAAGAATGGAATAAAGATGATAAACTTGCTGACTAGGATTTAGTACAGCGTAAAAGAGCTATGTCTGTTATTCAGAAAGATTTACAGCGTAAAAAAGATCAAGAGCAAGTAAGTAGAGAGGAGATAGCTGAAGATACTGGTAATTTAGCAGATATAGAACAAGGAACTCCCAATACTGAAACAAAAGCTCCAGAGGTTGCTCCTATGGATGAAGTAGAGGAGGTTACTATACCAGATGTATAGATAGCTGAATAGGAAATAAGTAGTCTAGAAGATCAACTAAATATGTTAGAGGAAGCTATAGAAGGCTCTCCTTTACAAGATAGAGTAAGTGTAGATGAGGTGGAAGCTGATGTGGAAATGGATGGTGTTACTAATACTAATCAAGATATAGAAGATGAAGTATAGATGCAGAATCCAGCTGAAGAAGTTACATCAGTAGAACCTACAGATATTGCTGAAGAGGCAGAAGAATAGCAAACAGATGATTCTACTGCTGAAGAGTCTTAGGGACAACAGGAGGAAGTAGACGATGCTCAATTTGCTCCTGCTGAGGAATCACTACAGGACGAGGAAGAAGGATCTGCAGAATAGCCTACAGTAACAGAAGTAGAAGATACTCCTGCAGCTTCAGATATTGCTCCTCAAGTAGAGAATCCGGTAAATATTACAGAAGTAGAAGACACTCCAAAATCTGATGAAATTTTTTATGATGCTTAGAATGATTAGCTAGTGTACATGCCTGATGGTAATCCTGAAAACGGAATACCTGTAAATGACCAAGATATATTAGAACAATCTGCATTTGAAGAATCATGCGATTTTGATTCCAGATTGTAGGGCCCTTCTTCATATTATAATAGGTCTACTAATGGTTGGGTAGCTGCTAGAAAGAAATTCAGAAGATTACATATAGCTAATACTTTCTTCTTCCAGCCTAATACAGATGAAGTTATGCCTATTACTGTAGCTGGTAAATCTGTAAAGTTTGTAGGTAAAGATGGTGGTAAAGTTGATAGAAGACCAGGTAGAGAATTAGCTGATAATTTAGCTATTCCGGGATGGTTATCAACTGCTGATGATATATACTTTGTAGTTACATCCTTTAAACATGACATGTCATTTGATAGTGCTATAGATAATTTAGCTATTCACGTGATGATAGAGAAGGATGGTAAACTGTATAATGCATCTGTTAGAGCAATCAATTAGAGTCTGTATGACCGTATGAGAGATACGGAAATGACTTAGGGTGAAATAGATGAGTAGATATAGAAGTTAAGAGAATTGAGAGCTAAGATAATTAAGGCTTACGCTCCAGAATATTCTACTACTAAAACATTACCATTAACTGCTAGGAAGCATGTTAAACCTGTAGGAATAAGAATAAGTAACGGTCAGCTTGATAATCAAGTAGATGAGGCAGGATTACCAAAGTTTAGAAAGCTAACTGAAGTAAGTGATTTTGGTATAACAGAAGATGCTATTGCTATGTCTGAACAAATAACTAGTGGAGATATCCAGTTTGGATATGGTACGGGCCCATTTGGTGTTGATCCTTTCTCTATAGATGATATGTTTACTAGAGATAAGACTGAAACACAAGGTATAGGTTATGCTGGTAAAATATACTTTATACCTAAACCTGAGAATACTCCTTCTGGTACTGCTACATTGCCTATTATGTTATCTGAGGAATTTCATAGAATATCTGGAGTAAACAATCCAGAGCAGGTTAAATTAGCCTTCAATGCGGATGGCACTCAAAATGTAGATGAGCAAGGAAAGCCCATTACTCCTTCTACTGCTGAGTTAATATTTAATATTATTACTGGTCAGACATCAGTAAGAGGTTCTAATGCTAAGGTAATTGATTCTTTCTTATTGTCATTATTAGCTAATAGTGGCTCTAATACATTTACTAATGGTTTAGAAGGAGTAGAAAGAGTTAAGTATAATTTCTTAGTAAGAAAGCAATTAGGTATATATACTGATGATAAAGGTAATAGATTCTTTGTTAACGGGTATCATAGTGAAGATGCTACTGTATATACTCAAGATGGTCCTAGAACTGAAAAGAGATTCAGTACGCAATTTACTAACTTAGCTACTTTAACAGATTTTGAAAAGAGGAGAATAGTATTCTAGATTTCATAGAATATACACTGGAATACTGATAAGGACGTATTAATGTCTGAATTCCCTCAAGAATTTATAGACTTATTGGTATCTATAGCTAATAGTTCTCCTAATCTAGTAAAGGATGAAAACAGTAGAATACCTATATTCTCTAAAGACTTAACGTTTTCTTTAAAAGAAATAGGTTATACTTTTAAAGACGGTAAGGCTGAAAAAGTATCTGATTCTCCTTTAGTAATTACTTGGGCTATTAATAATGGAATATTAAAGACAGATTTAGGTGAACATGCATTTTATGCTCCATTTATATATGCAGATGATGCTACAATAAATAGAGAAGAATTATAGAAACAACAAGACAAACCTAAACCTACTGTTAATACTCAAGATAAAGTAATAGAAGATGTAAGCAAACCTTCTCAAGCTAAGACAGCTAGTGGTAAGAAAGTTGTAATTGCAGAAAGAGCTACTCCTGAGAATCTTGAGAAATATGGATTAAGTATACCAGATAATGGAATGAAAGAAAGTCAATACCTTAAATGGGGTATTGTTCTCAATCCTAAGACTGGTAAAAGAGAAGTTACTCTTACTCCAATTAAGTTCTTAGGTGGTCTTAAATCAACTATTAAAGGTAGAGGTAAGTTTAATGAAGATTCTGCTAAGAAATGGTTATTTGATAAGTTAGGTATAGATAGCGATCAGATATTAGTAACAGACCAAATGATTAAGTTTGGAGCTAATGAAGAGGCGTACGGTTTGTTCAGTGTAGTAATGGATGCACTTTCTAACGAATTAATACCTCGTATATCTTTATCTAGACAATCTGGTGCAGGTGTAGAATATCACGAAGCATTCCACTATGTAACTCAAATGCTATTGAGTGAACAATAGAGAACTAAGCTGTATCAAGAATATTCTAAATCTAAAAGAAGTGCTAGAAATCTTACTCAAGATGAAGCAGAGGAAGCGCTTGCTGAAGAATTCCGTAATTACGCTAAGGATCAAAACGGTAAAGGTTTATTATATAATGTCATTAGAATCTTTAAGAAGATATATAATACCTTGTACTTCTGGAATTCTCACAGAAATATAATCAGAGCTTTTTTCAAGAGTATAAACGATGGTTAGTTTAAGGATTATAAAGCCTCTAAGCAAGCATTAGAAGATTTCTATAGCCGTAAACCAGAAGGTTTATCTTATTATATACCTGGTTTATCAAAGGAAGAAGAAGCTAAATTACCTCATATAACTGATCCAGATGTATTCTATCATGCTGTTAATTCTCTTACTAGTGGAGCGTTATCTATATTTAATATTAGAACCATAGAGGATGTTCATAATCTTAATACTTCTTTGTTATTTGACAGATTACAGTAGAATATAGACTTTGGTTGGATATCTGACGAATATGTAGATATTGCTCAGGATATAGTAAATAACAAAGATATATTTACTAGATATGTTCGTAAGAAGATAGAACAATTAGGAATTAGAGAAGTAGAAAAAGTAGATAATGAGGAAGAGTCTAGATTAAAAGTAGAGACTGGTGAACAATCTGAAAACAATTGGGATAAGAATCAAGGTGAAGTAAGTAAGAAAGATAACGTTAGCTTTAGAGCTAAACTGTTCTTCTACTCTATACCTAAGTATGAATACCAATTTGTTGAAGATGAAGAAACCGGCGTTATTACTAAAGAATTATTTCCTGTACATGATGATATGTTCCAACTTCCTGTAACTGAAGATTTCAATTTTGTATGGAATCAGATTATGGAGAACTTATGGGATATAGATAAGTATCAGGATATAATAGATAGAAGTGCTAATTTAGGTAATACTATTCCTTTCTTTAAATCTTTATATGATATTCTTACTTCGGAAGAAGCACCTATATCTGACAATACTAAAACTTAGTTAGAGATAACTATAAAGAGTTCTAAAGTACAGTTAGACACTATTACTACTAAACATCCTAAAGTAAATACAAGAGGTAAGTCTGAAGATGAAATAGCTAGTGAAATACAATCTAGCTTAAGTAAATTTAATTGGGTTGTAGAAGATAGTGATAATTTACGTAAAGTAGGTAGACTTCCTGCTAGATGGTCAGGTATGTTCTTCGCATCTGATGCTATAGACAGAACAGATAGTGGTAGACCCTTCATTAAACCAGAGTTTGCTAAATTCTTAAAAGACAGAAGAGGTAAATTAAGTTCTACTTTTAAAATAGTAAGTGATAGAATAAAGAAAGGTAAACCAGTAGATGATACTAAGATATAGGAAATAAAGGACACTTTATTGGATGTATTTAATGCTTTATCTATTCCTATGGATAACTTAGCATTAGATTATATGCTTAATAACTTCTATATTGGAACTACTGAATTTGATAAATTATATAATTTCTGGAAAGGCACTGGAGCTGGTAAAACAGAGAGATTTAATGAAGGTACTTTAGCTACTTTGATTAAATTAGCTGAAACTAAAGATATAGGTGTAAAATCTACATCAGGTGGTGGATACTCTAGAACTTTAGATAGAATGTTTACATTTGGTAGAAATTCTAATAGCTAGATAGCTGTGATGGCAATATCTTATGGTAAAGTACATCCTTCTCCTCAAGAATTTAGTGTTGTTGGAGCAGATGGTGCACTGATTTATCCTATTAGTGAGAATAACTACATGACAGATCAAATACGTAATATTAATCAAGATGCTAATGGTAAGAAACAATAGATATTAAGTACTCCATTCTCTGCACACAGTCTGATAGCTAATGCTAAGAATACCAAATTTAAATTGCATACTTTCTTAGCACTGAATATAGATGAATCTAGTAGAGATTATTTCGGCATTACTCCTGTTGAGGATTATATTGCTAAGCTTACTCTTACTTTTAACGATAGAATGATATTACCTACTATGTCTGACAAAAAGACTTGGTATAGCATATCAGGTATCAAAATGGTAAAAGATATTCTTACTAGTAAATATATCGATATAGGAGACGCTAATTATGCAGCTATTATTGGAGAAGATTTAACAGCTGAAAATTCTACTTATGTAGGAGAAAGAAGATTTAGTCAAGGTACTCTTAATATATTCGCTAATTACTGGTTAGATGAGTTTAATGCTGTATGGGATTATTTCTAGAAAAAAGACTATATCGCGCAACATCCTACTTTAAGAGTAGACAATTACCACGGTAAGATTAAAAATGGTAAGATGGATCATACTGGAAATGGAGGTAGATTCAGATACTTTACTAGACTGAGACTTGGTGAAGATGTTTTAAATGTCAATCAAGAATTAGCAAGATTAGAACAATATGGTACTACAGAAGAGGTTCAGAAGTATTTAACAGATTTAAAAGTATTGTTGTTAGGTACATCTAAACCTAATTCTAAGGAAGTTATAGAACCTTCTGCTCCTATATTCTCTGCAATAAATCATTTGTTACTGCATGCTACTCAAAGAGAAATGCGAGCTCTTGTAAAGAGAGGTATACTTGGATATTCAAATGGCGAATACGTTAATAAGTTAATACCTAGTAATATATTCGATTACTATAAATCAGAACTAGATAGTTCAATGTATACATCTGAAGAATCTGGTCTTAAGAATCAAGATATATTATTCTCTGTAATTGGTTCTCATGTAGCTAATTAGGCTATTTCTATCATGGAAGTAGAGAAGTGTTTTACAGGAGATCCTGCTTATTATAAGTGGAAGAAGTCTAAATTTAAGACCGAACAAGGAGATTCTATTGATGTTATAACTGGTAAAGATGTTGATAAGATTAAACGTTTGTCTTCTGTATTATCTACTGGTACTAATCTTAGAACTATCTGGGATAATCCGGCTGAGAATGATACTAAAGTAACAGTAATGCATCTTGCTGATAATATGCTTGGTTCTGATTATTATGACGAATTAAAAAGTATATTCAGAAACTCTATTCTACGTGATTTATACAGCGAAGCTCATCCTAATTTAAGCGACAATGAAATTATAGAGGCTTTATCTACTAAACAGAAAGAAGATGCCTTCTATAATTCTCTTACTAAAAATTAGAAAGAGTTTGTAGATAGCTATACTAATGCTAGTGCTAGACCGTACGATTTCAGAAGAGACGATAAAGGAGATATCAAAGGTGGTAATATTAATCAATCTGATGCTGCTGTATATATTCGTCCTGCTATGTATAGACGTATTATGAAAGCGTTAGGACAATGGAGTGACGCTATCGAAGAAGCTTATCAAATAATGGAAGGAGAAGATGAGTCATGGATGAATAATCCGGAATTATATCAGAAGACTTTAGCTCTTGTAGTTAAACCTTTAAAGATGGTATATTTTGGAGACCATAGAGAGAACGATATAAATCTGAATGTTCCTGTATTCGATAAGATGGCTATGTTCCCATTATTCAAAGTAATAGCTAAGGCTGATAATAAGGTTTTATATGACCGTATGAATAATGAGGAATTAGGAGTAATCGATATGGTTACTTTTGAATCTGCGGTTAAGGTTGGCGGTAGAACTAAATTTGAAGCTTACGAAGGTCCTAAAAACGAACACTTTAATGTTGAAGGTTTGAATAAAAAATCCTTCAATCTTACTAAGAAAGAAGGAGATTTACCTGTATTTGTTCAAGATATTCGTAATTTACGTTTACAGTTGAACACAGATCCACACGAACATATTGACCGTTCATTTGGTACTTAGGCTGTTAAAATATGTTTGGGTAATCTTATAGACGATCGAGTGTACGGTACTAATAAAGCCACTACTAAGACTGGTCAACAGATTAAGACTCAAACAATGGATGCTATCAATTAGTTATCTGATATAGGTTATAAGAGAATAATTAAGAGATTCTTCCATAAAGGCAAACTGAATAATAAGGCTTTATCAGACTATTTAGTTAGTTAGGCTGTTAGCTCTGGTATGTCTGATGAGTTTGTTAAAGGGCTTACTCTTGATTAGGACGGAAATATACTTGTTCCATTAGCAGCCCAGAGTAGTAGACAGTGGATTGAAAGTAGAATTATATCATTTATAAACAAAGAAGTAGTAGATATTAATACTCCTGGCGGTTCTGCTATTCAGATGTCTTCATTTGGTTTAAAAGCAACTGATGCTAGAATGAAAGAATCAGAGTTAAATGGTGCATTTAATGGTGGTAAGAAGCTTAGATTCCTAAATAAAGATGGAAGTATGGATGTTATTCTAAGTACTAACTTCTTTAGACATATAGTACCAAAAGAATATTAGACTTCTTATGGAACTATGAAGAAATGGTTAACTGACCATAATATAATTGGCACTAATTCTACTCCACAAGGTATTGGCTATCGTATCCCTACTCAGGGTTTGTCTTCTACTTTCTCATTTAAAGTAGTAGATGTGCTTCCTGATAGATTCAGCGATACTATAGTAGTTCCTGACGAATTTACAGCAATGACTGGTTCTGACTTCGACGTTGATAAACTGTATATTGCTATGTTGAATTACGATACAGATGGAAATATAGTTCAATATACTAATGACAAAGTAAGAGAGCAAAGTCCTGAAGCGTTACAGAACATGATAATACAGAATTATCAATTAGTAGTATCAGATACTAAGAATATGGCTGAGACTAGAGCGTCTATTGATACTCTTACTGGTATGCTACAAGACGATGTATTACCGTTAATATCAAGTTCTAGTAAACAAGAGGCAGATCCTTTCTATGAATTATTGCCTTCGTTCTAGGAATCTAGAAAAGAAGAATATACTAGTGGTAAAGCTGGTATTGCTCCATTTGCTCTTAACTCTACTAATCATGTATTAACACAGTTAATGCATCTTAATATGATATACAGTCATAGTAATGTATATCAATTAGGAGATTTAGATGCTATTAAGGGTCAAGATGGATTTAGAATTCTTGACTGGTTATCTGCTATGATTAATGCTCATGTAGACGTTGCTAAAGACCCTTACATTATTGCTTTAAATGTTAATCAGGTTACTTATAATATGACTAACCTATTACTTAGAGGTGGTAAAGGTAAGAATACTTTCTATTTCTTAGCTCAACCTATATTAAAAGAGTTATCCAATAGAGTTATCAATAGTAAAGGAGTATATGGAGCTGAGAATCTATAGGAAAACTAGATAATTACTGGATTATACAATGTGTATGGTAAGTTACTTAAAGAAGCCATAGATGCTCTGCCAGAAGGCGAAAGTAAACAAAATTGGAAAGCTAAATATAATGGTTTAGCTGAAGAAATTGGGTACTCTGCATACCCTGGAATAAAGAGTGAAGTAATAGATAAGACACAGGTATTTGATGAATCTAGTCTTATATACGCTTTAAAGAATAGAAAGCAGGATAATTTACTATTCTTATATCAATAGATTATTGTATTGCACGCTTATAAAGAACTAAGTATGGATGCTAAAACACTTAGTGAATTAGTACATAGATCTCAGATTGATACTAAGAAATTTGGTAATAATCTTGCACTATAGTTAAACTTTGTGAATTCATACTAGACATTTATATATGATAATTCCGGAGTATTTGAAATAAAAGGTAAGGAAGTAGACGATGCTTTGAAATACTACTTTAGTAATACATTCTTAAGTAAGAAGTTATATAATGCTACTACTATAGCCAGAAAGATTCTTAAGAGTCAAACGTTCCCTGCAACTTGGACTTACTAGAATATATTTAATTCAGTAATGGGTAATATTGTAGGAGGAGATATCATCAAAGGCACAGATGGCAACGATTTAATATCCTATAAACACTAGGGTGATAAGAAGTTTGTTCAGAATATAAATAGAATGATCGATAGTATAATTAGAGCTAGAGCTACTTCTAACATTGATTTCCTTAAAATGACTGATGATCAATTTAGAGGTATGTTTATAGGTAAGAATACTATGTGTTCTAGATTAACTAAACTTAAGAGATATCTGTTACTTAATAAAGAGGCTTTTCCACATCTTATTAATCAAGATGGAACTATAAAGAATGAATTATTAAATTATTTATAGGAATATCCAGCAGATGGCTTAGAAGGGTAGAATGTAGACAGAATTATTCTATCTGAATCATCAATGAACAATGACTATGATAGAGAGAATCAGTTAATATCTGCTTTCGCTCAATTACTTGAAGATACCGATGATATAGTTAGAGAATTTGCAGAAGATTTGGTTAAATATGCATATTATACTTCTTACGATGAAAGAGGAGTAAATGCATTCTTCCATTTAGTTCCTATTCAGTACAAGATTGATAATGGTTATGTATCTAATATTAAAGAAGTATTAGACCAATTTAAAAATGGAGGAGATATATCTGGATATAGTTCTATAGCTCAAACTGGGGATGATCCTCAATCTATGAGTTTTCCTTCTATTAGATTAACAATAGCTAGAAATATGTGGGATGATCCTAATATAGTTCCTAAATATAATATCAATCTTAAGCCTAATAGCAACGATCCTTTCCAACAACAATAGGAAGACCGTTCTAAGAGTAGTGATTATGATATTGTATTATCTAAATCTAGAAGTAACATTGGAGGTAAAGCTATTACTATGTATGACAGCTTTGCTGTTCCTCACTATAGAACTAGAAGAGCGGAATTCATAACTGTAAATAATGGTTCTGGATATAATACTTCAATTCAATTATATCAATTAATTGGCGAAATAGCTTATGTAAATGATGAAGGTAAGAAGAGTAAAAGAGGAGCTAAACTAATCTATAAGAGAATACCTAAATTAGGTATTAAAGAAAATGGATTTAGAGTTAATGAATTTGCAAAAGGTGGTTTGGATATATCAGCTTTTGATTAGAATGCGTTTGATGAAAATGTATTAACTGATGATAGTGTTATAGCAGAAACTGCAATGTCTAGAGTTAAATTACCTAAATTAAAGGATGAAAGTAGATTTACTAAACAGTTTATACCTCTTAGTTCAGATAATATTTAGGTAAAAATAAACGGAACATAGAAGCAAATAGAAGGTGATGTATCTGATACGCAAGTAGTAGATACTACCTTTAATATAGATCCGTTATCTGAAGATAATGTAGTATATGATGAAACAGATGTATCAGACTTTGTCAATGTTAGTTTAGAAGAATCATTTGATGGATCTGAAGCTATGGACATCATAAATGAATAGTTAGATATATTCTCTGATATGCAAGAACAATTCTCACAAGAAACAGAAGATCCTTTTGCTAATGTAGATACTTCTTCTATTGCAAATGAAGCTTTCAACATGGATGTTACTGAAGATGTGGTAGATATGACTTATCTTGCTGAAATGGGTAAGAAACGTAAAAAAGAATGTGAATAATTATGCAGTGTTTAAATTTAAATAACAAAGAAGTAAAAGCAGCTGTTGATGAAGTTGCTAGAGTGTTAGGCAGTGAAGATGCTGCTTATTATATCATATCTGAAAATAATGGTTATGCTATAGACTAGGGCCCAGATGGGTCTTAGTCTGAGCTATTTTCAGACCTTTTAAGACGTTTTGACGGAGATCGTAATCAAGCTATTAGATAGATAGCTAAAACGTTTATACCGGCTTAGGGGTGGCCTTCTTATTTCTTTTCAAATATAGGTGATATTACCGGTACTTGGTCAGATGGTTCTCCTCATATGAGTACTACATCAGGACAAGTAGTTGAACGCTTAAAACAGTATATACCAAAAGATTCTATAGCATACTAGATACTTGATTTATTCTCTGATACTGATGTATATATTGGTATAACAGAGGAAAGAGATCAATTAGCTAATGGGGATTACATGTGGTATAGTAGTAATACTCACACTATATGGATTAGTAAAGAGATATTTGAAGAAACAGATATGGAGTACAATGCAAAAAGTATTGTACATGAAATGGTTCATGCATTTACTTCAAGATCTTTTGAAAATGTTAAAAATGGTGAGGGCACTGACTTAGAAATTAAAGTATACAATAAAGTAAAAGACTTATTAGAATTCAATAGAAAACTATACTAGGAAATACATGCTGAAAAAGGTAAGTGGACTGGTGCATTATATGGTTTAAAAGATGAACATGAATTTATAGCCGAATTTCTTACTAATGAAGAATTTGTAAATAATATAATAGATGATGCTAGATAGAAAGGATTATTTGAAGAAGTGATAAGTAAGATAAGGGAAGTATGGTCTGCAATCATTGATTTACTTACCGGAAAATAGCATGTAAAAAATACAGAAAGTACTAGAGATATATTAATGAAATTATTATCTTTCAATTTAGAAGATAATAATGAATCTGCTAACGTTAGATTTGAAAAGTCATTAAACAATAAAGTTAAACAGCTTGAAACAAACATACATGAAGCAGAGAAGTATAACTTTGATACTAAAGAAGAGTTAGATAAGAGATTATCTGATATAAGATAGAACTTACTATCTGGTTTACAATCTAGATTACGTAGTATAGATATTACTGATATATCTAAAAGAACGGAAGTAATAGAGAACATTAAGTATCAAATTGCTAATCTATAGAATGCTGCTATAAGCGATTTTGATGTTATAGCTTCTTTTATTACAGACTTAAAATTAGATGTTAGAGATGTAGGTAACAGAGTAGTAGAAGCTTATAAAGGTTAGGCTGATGCTCTAACAGACGAAGAACTCGTAGCATTAAATAAGAACTATTTTGCTTTTTACTGTGAGTAGGCTAAAGATATATATAATTCTTTAGTAAATATGAATACTTATAAATAGATTGTAGGAGAAGCAAATTATAATAAATTAATGACAGAACTACAATTATGTAAGAGTATTTTAGATTAGAGCTATGATGCTGTTAAGCGTATGCAAGTAGTTAATGCTTAGAGAATCATGTTAAAGGAAGGTATAAAGGTAAATAGTCCTACTATATATAACTATATATCTGAAAATACTAGAAAAACAGATTTTGATATTAGCTATATTACTAGAGTGTTAGGTTCTGGAGATAGAATCAATGATGAAGCTATTAAGAGTTTGTTTAATATACTATAGAATACTGAAAATAGTATAAATGAAGTAGTGTTTCAAAAAGCTAATGAACTAAACAAACTATTAAAGGTAGCGGGAAATAGAAATTAGAAGTTATTATTTGAAGTAGATGAGAATGGTAATACTACCGGTTATATAATTAGAGATTTGAACTATGGTAGATTTTATAAAGATTTAAAATAGTTTAAAGAATAGTTATAGAAAGAATTTGGTGTAGACCATCAGACTCTTCAATTACCTGAAAATATAGCTACTAGAACAGAGTATAATAAAAGACTTAATAAATGGTTATCAGAGCACTGTGAACGTAAATATACTAATGAATTCTACGATTTAATGAATTCTCTTAGCCCTGAAGCTGCTTCAGCAAGAGAGATGATAATGTCTAAGATAAGAACCTTATCTAATAAGTATAGAGATAATAATGGAGTAATTCATTATGAATCAATGACAGATGAGGAATGGAATACTTTACAACAGTACGAATTAGATAAAAAGGAGTTAGCTAGTATTTACGATATATATGGTAACGAAAAGCCAGAAGGTTCTGTAGAAAGAAGAATAGCTGATGAACTTACTGAACTAAATAATAAATTATCAAAGAATCTTAATAAGAACTATAATCAATAGAAATTCTAGGAATTAATTGAAGAAAAAAGAAACAGTCTAAGTAAGCATGAATTTAAAAAATGGATGGATCGTAATACTAGAGTAGTATATACTGAAGAGTTTTACGAACAATTAGCTAACTTAGATAGAGCTGATTATGGCGAAGCATATGCTGAATATAATAGATAGAAGAGAGCTATCTTAAATATGTTTAGAGATAACCGCACTGGTGAAGTAAACCCTAAACTAATGCCTAATTCTACTAAGAGATTGCTAGATTAGTTAGAGATTAAGATGAATAATATAAGAAAGTCATCTAAAAAAAAGAGATCAAAGACTGAGTTTAGTAAGATAGCTAGAGTAGTAGCTACTGAAGCTTATAAGAGAGATGAAGCAGCAGCACTGGCAAAAGACCAAGAAGTTCCTGGTAGTTCAGAGGTATTCTATTTAACGAATACTTATAACACATCTACTGGAACTGCTCCTAAATCTTGGTATACAAAGATTGCTCCTAAAGATAGTAAGTATATACAGGTTATTCCTTCTTCTAATTTATCTGAATTATCTTCAGAGTCTCCGTTTGTTAATAAGAACTACAAATAGGATAATGACGAGTATTATCAGCCTAAGAGATCAATATATGATAATAGCAAAGCATATAATGAAGTAATGTCTAATAAAGCATTATCTGAGCTTAGAAAAGCTTTAATAGACACAATGGAGGAATCTAATAGTAAATTAAATAATCTAGAGTATTTAAACAAGTATAGATTACCTCAAATATCAGGTAGTTTGTATAAACATCTTAAAGCATCAGGATTTAATCCATTTGCTGCTGTAGGTAACTATTTATTAGATGCTGCTACTGTAAAGAATGATGATGTTGGTATAAATAAAAAGGTTTTAACGTCTCCTGATGGTACTTCTTTAGCTCTTATTCCTCAATACTTTACTAAACAGCTAGACGATCCATCTACTATATCAGCAGATATGGTAGGTTCTGTTATTCAGTATTTTAAAATGGCAGAAAACTTCAAACAGAAGAATGAAGTGAAAGGTGAGGTAGAAAATATAAAGTCATTTTTATCATAGAGAAAGTATACTGGTACTAGTACTATAGGTTCTATTAAGAGAATATTTACTGGTAAACAAGAACCTAAACTTGGAACTGATACTAATATATATAAGTTTGCAGAAAAGTTTATTAACATGAATCTATATGATGTTAAGACTAATGCTTTATCTATATCTATTAAAGACAGAGAGATAAGTATAACCAAACTGTTAAAAACTATTACTGGTTATGGTACATTACGAAATCTTGGTTTAAACTTTGCTTGTGCGTTTACTGGTTTCTTTACTGCTGCTCATGCTCATCTTGTCAATTCTTTGACCGGTAGATATTATACTTTTGGTAATGCAGTAAGTGCATTTAAAGATGTAGTATTCGATTTGTTTAGACACGGTTTAAGTGTTGGTAGCAGAACATATAAGAGCGAATAGATGGCTTATATGGATTACTTTGAGGTTGGTTCTACTATGGATAGTTTGTTTACTAATACTAATAGACCTAAATTTATAAATGTCATTTAGAAGTAGTGGGCTTTTGGATTATACTCAGTATCTGATTATTTTATAAAAGGTCAAATACTAAATAGTGTAATGTACGATTATAAATACATTGATGGACAATTCATGCATCACGAAATGTTTTATAATAAATATGGTAGAACAGATGAAACCTAGTAGAGATGGAAGAAAGCTAAATCATTTAAAGCTTTAACTAAGTTTAGTGCTGGCAAAATAGTTGCTATTTCTCCAGAATATCAACAAGCTGTAGATAAAGCTAAGTTTACTATCGGTAATGCTGCCAGATAGTTAGCCGGTTCTGCAGATGGTCAATTAAGTCCTTTACAGAAAGCCTAGATGAGCGCTAATGTATTCGGTGCAATGTGTATGATGCATAGACAATATATCCCTATTATTCTTCAATAGAGTTTTACTATGGATAGACAATGGGATTATCAAACTCAAAGAGAAGTAGAAGCTATACTTAAAACTCCACTTAGAGTATTTGCTCAAACTTGGAAAGACAAATCAGGAGCAGACCTTATTACTACTGTTTTAAAATAGACTTTTCTTAATAAAGGTTTTTCAAGCGAGTTAGATAGAACTAATATTAAGAAGTTGAAGATAGAAGCAGCATTGTGTATGTGTTTATATCCTTTAATAAGGAATATTCTAAAAGAAGAGGCAGATAAAGATAAGAGAAATATACTTCTTAACTTATTTGCTTATGTAATGGCTAGAACTGCTTTTGAAACTACTGCTCCGTATAACCTAGTAGATATATATAGTACTATTAAAACACCTACCCCGCTATACTCATTATTGGATAACGTTGGGTCTGTAATTTCTTATCCTTACGATTTGATATTATCAAATATAAGAGGAGAAAAAAGTAAATAGGGTAAAATGATAACTAGAGGTGCTTATAGAGGAAAAACTCAATTAGAAAGAAATATATGGAAAATAACTCCATTCAAAAATCTAATTGAATTAAATGATATTCCAAGTAAGCGTAGATATTATGATACTTAGATTACTGGTGATTAAAAAATTAAAGGCAAGCTTTTCACAAAGCCTGCCTTTTTTGTGTAGAGTAATTCTTAAAATATAGTATCATAAAATGAACTATCTAGATAATCTTTCCAAAGTATTGCCATACTTAATATAAATTCTTTAGTACAAAATTGCGTACCATTAGTTTGCATTATACTGAAATCAGCTTTTTGGTCATTAGTTTTTAACCTAAATCTATAGCAAACTATATCATCTTTTATTATATCATTATAGAAAAATTCATTTTCCTGAATTCTTCTTACTATATAATACTTAGGATATGTTTTATATTGAAGTATTAAAAACTCTTTATCTATAGTAATATCTATAAATAAATCTGAAGTGAATACTATTGGATTTATTTTAAATAGGGTTGCATAATAACGCAACCCTTTATTATATTTATCAAAGTTCAACTTCTTCATTGCAAACTATGTTTTCATCTACTTCAAATACTTCTTCGCATGAATCCATAGCTATTGCAATTAAAAAATCATTTAATGTCTTAGGTTCTAAGTTCTTCAATTCCATCATTTTCGTAATATTTACGAGTATGTTCCCAATTACCGGAATTGATATGATATGATATTTCTGTTAATGTTTTTGCAATAATATTTTTTCGATTGAGTAACTCCTCTTCGTTAAACATATTAAATACTCTAACTTCATTATTACCATTTGTTTGTACTGCAATAATATAAGCTTCTAAATCATAATCATCAGGATTTAAATTTAGCTCTTCTATCATATACCAAGTAATAGCACAAAGGTAAAAAGCTATCTGTCTGTAGTAATCAAATGTTTCTACAGAATGAGCAAAATTGTAGACATCACTCGTTGTCTTTAGGTCTATCAGAATAATTTTCTTATTAACGTGGTCAAACATTACTCTATCTAATAAAGATTTACACTTTATTCCATAAAGTTCCCAATTAATATGAAATTCATTATGACAGGTATATGTGGTAGGAACATCGTACAGCAATCTATTAGCTGCAATATGATCCTCAATATTTTTCTTTATAGTTTCTAGCATGTGTAAATCTGCAAATGATATTACTTTCTTTGTACTTCCTATTTGCAGATATTTAATATAGCTATCATATTTATCTACGATACCTCTAGCCTCACTTATTTGTTGAGCTGCTCCTTTATTATTACTATAAGCAGATCTATAAGACTTTAATAGAAGAGATACTTCGTTTTCTAAAGGATCAGTTAGTTTTAATTGAGAATATCTCTCACATAAATCTTTCTGCTGTTTTACCTTAGGTATTTCAAAGTCTAATATTTCATAGTCTTTCCAGAATTCTTCTGGTTGAAGTATATATTCATGTATCATAGTACCTCTTTCTAACTGAGGTAATTCTAGTCCTTTTTCCTTACCATCTAGCATATCTCGTAAGTACTTAGGACCCTTTTTTAGAAACCAACCGATAGCAGAATTTGATATTCTTGTATTATCTTCATAATATGGAATATCAATCTTCATCATTTTCTTCTTCTATTTCTAAGTTAGTATCCCAAGGAATTTCATCTTCTGCAATTATATCTTCTAATTGCGTTTTATAAAACTCCTTTTGCATATTAAAGAATTCCTTTATATCTTCTAAAGATAAAGGTTTTTCTCCTTTTAATTTATAGAAAGGTTCAATTAATAAAGATAGAGAATCTAAAAAACTTATCTTTTCTTGCTCTTTCATTATGTCTATTATTACGGGTTTAAAATTCTTTTTAACGTTATAATTATCATCTAATAATGAACAATTATAATATCCTACCTCTCGTAAATCTCTTCCATCATGCCAGTGTCCATACAGATGAGCTAACTTAGGCCTTGGAGCATTACTTAATAATCCATTTTTAAATGGATTATCATGAGTAAGCAATATATCTATATCTTGAGGTATTTTATTGTAATGACTTATTATTTCTCCTGTTTGGTTTTCTTCTCCAGTATCAGGATCTATTTCTCCTGGCATTATACCTTTATCTTCAAATGCCCATCTTCCTTCTTGGAACATTATCGGATTGATATAGGGACAACCATAAAACTTTATACCTTCATACTCATATTGTTCATTTATTAATATAACTAATTTGTCATTAGTTCTTGCTGATAAATCCTGTTTTAATTCATCATAATAATACTTATTATAAGCATCTTCTAAAAAGAAATCATGATTACCTGGAGTAATTATTACTTTCTTACAAGGTAATCTATTTACCCATTTAGTAAATCTAGTATACCACCAATGTCGTGATGCATCTATAGACCTTTGATCATTTAAATTAATTATATCTCCGGTGATACATAATACATCACATTTAGGTATATCTCTAAATTGTCCATGTATATCGCTTAATCCACATATTTTCATAGTATAGTAAAGGCTAGCATTTCTGCTAGCCTATTTTTTTAGTTTAAAAATGTGTTAGCTACTAATTGTAACCATTCATCCTCACTATCATATTCCTCGTTATTATCATCCTCCTCATCATATTCATCTTCATCTTCATCCTCTTCAGATTCACATTCTTTAGATTCCTTATTAATACTTAATTCAGAATCTGAACTAATATTCATATCTTTAAGAATATGTTCATTAGATAATCCAGGGAACATTAACTTTTCATCAATAAACGATAAAATATTATCAATAGATAATAAATTAAAGTTATTTACGATAAATGTATAAGTAGATTCGATTTCATTCTCAGCAATACCCTTATCCTTAAGAATTTCTTTTAAGAATCGAGCATTGTCATTTGCCTCAAAATGACGAGTATAACGTACACGAGAACAACGGTCTTTAAGATACTCATTAACTCGATCTTCATTGTTACATGTAAATAATACTAATTTCTTAGCATTTGTTTGTACTCCATCGAGCCAACCTAATAGGTCTTCTGTATCCCAATGTTTATCTACCTCATCGAAAATAACCGCTACGGGAGTAGTAAACTTACGGAAGAAATCATTAATCTGACTAGTAGGGAAATCTTCATCTACTACAATGACTGGCAAATTAGAATTTTTAGCAATTACTTTTGCCATAACTGTTTTACCAGTACCTTTAACACCACTAAGCATAACGCCAGTGGACAGCTTTGATGTCTTTTCAAAGTAAGTATTTACTCGTTTGATGAAAATATCATCATCTTTTGTAGTATATACTTTTTTTGGTAAATTTAAAGATCCATCTTCTTCAAAATATGAACCAACTCCATATCGTTCATACTTAAGATTATAAACTTTTCCATTTATTAAATCATAATCAAAACCATTAGGTTTATTAAGGATCTTATTACCTGCTTTTATAAATTCTGACATAATCTATTATTTTTTAGTTTTTAATTCATCGATCATAGAATCGACTTGTTTTTGGTTACGAACTAAGTATAACTTATAGTTCGCTTTACTCTTCATAAGAGTATATTTAAAAATCTTCCAGCGTAATGGAAATGAGTCACCCATTAGTCCTTTACATTCAATTATGAAATTTTTACCAACAAAGTCAGGTAAGTAAGTCATAGCTCTTACCTTTTCTCCATTATATTCAAACTTAGGTATAAGTTCAAAATGTATTGCTTCATATTGTGCTGGAATATTAGCTTCTTTCAGCTTTTTATATGTATAGGTTTCGAGTTTACTACGAAATTTAATTCCATCATATTCATTTGGAGTTGCATTTCGTACTTTCTTCTAACCTTTTTTCTTTGTTAATCGTTTCATTTAACCACTTTTTAACTTCATCAAATCCATTTAATTTAACTGCATCGGATATATCTTTTGCATTAAACTTCTTATGGACAAACATTGCTTCTAAGCCATGTTTAAGGCTTAATTTACGACTATTTTTTGCTCCAGCTGTATCTCTATCAAATAGTATTATAATACGCTTAAAACGTCTCTTAAGCTGTTCTAAGATATCTAATGGAATGAATGTACTTTCTGAAGAAGGTGATATTGCCGTATAACCCATTTCATGAAGACACATTACATCTTTCATACTCTTAGTAATAAAGAGTATATTACCTTTCTTAGGCAATTGAGCATAACCTTGTATGTCATACTCTGTAAGATTGTTTCTCCATTTAGTATATTTATCTGCTAATGGTCTGTATATCTTAAAGTTATTATACACTTTATAAGCATACATAGGATTTTCAGGTTTATAAATACCTTTAACTATACCATTACACAAATAATACTTAATACTATTAACGTTATATTTCTTTAAAGTTTCCTTAGAAATATGAAACTGAGACCAGTAATTGATGTCTGTTAGAGTAAAGTTTTGTCTTACTACACCAATTACAGTCTCAGAAGAAGGTATGTATTGCTTAGAGCTATCGAGCTTAGTTGAAGTAGTAATATTTAACTTATCTACTATATCTTGTAGTATATCGTTATAATTTGTTAAACCTGTGTATAATGATACAAATTTAACTATATTACCACATTCTCCCGTTCCATGATCTTTGAACAAAAGTTGTTTTGTACGCTTACTATAGTATATTCCAAAAGAAGGATTATTATCCTTACGGAATGGACTATTATAAATAGCGCCTACTTTAAATTGTCCAAGATAGTGAGTATATATATCATACTCTGTTACTTTAGATAAGATATAATCTAAAGTAATATTAGTAGGGGTTTTAACCCTTCTTTTGTCATACATAATATATGATTTTTATTGTGGAATGTGTGGGAATCGAACCCACTACATTAGTATCTTTCCTTTTCTAAAGAACATTCCGTATATCCTATAGGCTCTCACACTATAGGATAAAATTTGTTATTGTTTGTTAATATAATAAATTATTTTTTACAGTTCTATGTTTGCATAGATTAACTAAAAATAAAGAAAACCCTTGGTTCTATATTCAAGAGCGACTTGACCATCAACTCAGGCTCGAATTCTCATATAGTTAAGCAGAGAACAATAAAATTCTTTAAAAAATATTAAAGACTATAATTTTCCCTAAACTGTCAAGATAAATATGTATCATAGGACTTACACCTATCATTCATTACATCTCATCATTATACTTTAGGAATAGTATAATAGCTCTTTATGGCTTAACGTTTCTAATCTACCTTGAATAATTCTTCAATTTGTTTCAATTTTGCATCAGCAGATTCTTTAGATAAACACTGACCATGATTAATTACTATATTTTCTTTTGTTTGCTCTATATTAAGTGGTATAGCATGCCCCATTCCCCAGCCATTTTTGTAATGACCTTTTTGATGAGCAAACATATAATAACGAAAAAACCAAGGACTAATACCATTTAATATTAATCCTTTATTCATAGAATCTTCATGTTTCTTTAAACATACACGTACTTCATATATTACACCTGTTTCTTCTCTCCAGCTACCATAAGCATCTCTGGTAGAATCACATGCATATATTGCAACTCTATATCCTATATTTTCAAGCATATCTACAATTTGTATAGCTGTATAGGCTTTATTAAGCATTTCTTTATAACCTATGTTGCAATTTTCAGATATTACTACATATACGTTTATAAGACGTCCACTTCCTATTCCATGAGTTTTTACTCGTTTTCTCATTGCTGGAAAACCTTCAAGTAATCTATCATAATTCATGTCATCTCCATCAAACTCGTCATAAGTATAACTACGTTTAGAACCTCCTAAATCAACATTTAATTCTATTTCTTTAAGACCATCTAAACCTTTAAGATAGCAATACTTACTCTTTTGTATATCATCTATAGATAATCCTCTAAAATCTTTTTCTTCAGTTTTTAAATGAGTGTTAAGATCATTAGAATTTCCTTCTGGAGTAGGAGTAATTGCATCATTGTAAAAATCTGTAATGCTATCATAATTATATAATAATTCTTTCATAACTAACTAGATTTTTTTTTCGCAGGAGTTTCATCACTAGACTCCAACCATTGTTCTAATGTCTTTCTCTCATTTTCAGACCAATTTATAATTAGTCTTTGTTTCCAATCCATAAAGTGATTATACTTAAGAGTATGACCAGCTTGAACCATACGAGTAGATATTACCTTACGTAAATTTGTTTCTTTAGCAAATCTACGTAAAGTGTTTATATAATCTACTACTTCAGAATCATACTGACTTTCATACTTAGCAGAATACGTAACTTCTACAATACCGCCAATAAAACGGTCTATAGTAGACGCATCTAATTGGTTATTTGCCACATATTGACGATCACACCCAAACCCAAATGTATTACTTGTGGCAATAATAATACAGTTCGGATGTCGATGAACTAAGCCCGTAGTAGTCTCAATTTCATCATTTGCTAACGCTGCATTAAGAATTTGCGCAACTGCTGGATCTAATGCCGTTATCTCGTCAATCAATATAATAGATGGTTTCGCATAATACTCTCCAAATCGAGTAGATTCACGCGTCGGATACTTATAACCAATAAACTCGGTAGCTGATGTCCCTATACCACAGCTAATGCATAGATATGGAATTTCCATCTCTTCTGCTATATTTCTAGCCATAGTACTCTTACCGCAACCGGCAGGACCAACCATCCATATATTCTTTATGCCAGCTTTGACAGTTCTACGTAACTTCTCTTCTGGCTCTAGGTCAGTAAAATTGAATCCTAAACTTTTACTTTCCTCTAGATACTTTAGTCTTTCTGCTTCTTTTAGGTCTCTTTCATAAGTATCTAATAAATTATTTATTTCTTGTTCTTTAAGTTTCTTACTTAAACTATTAATAATTTTAATACCTGTAAGAGAGGTTTTATATTCATTACCAAGATAGTCGACGAAAGTAAATTTACCATAGGAATCTTTAAGCATATAAAGATCCTTTCGTTGATTCAATCTTTTTTTCTTACCATTTTCTTTAATCGTAGTAGAAATGGCAGCATAGATTACATCCCCTTCTTTAAGCTCGTCACGCTTTTTATCTACATTGATATTTTCAATCGTGTAGTTAGGATCCACTGTATCTATGTCTTTATTAAAGAAATGTTTATTTATGAATTTTGATAAACGCATTTTAAATTGATTTTTTAATTAGACATAAAACAAACGAGAGTGCTTTCGTTAGACTCTACTCACACTCTCGTATCGCTATATTAGCCTAGCGTAGGCATTTAATTTAAACCTTATTTATTAAAATGGCAAATCGTTTAAATTACCTGTATTAAATGAAGTTGTTTCATTCTTAATTACACTATCAAGTGTATCTACAGGAGTTTCTACATCTGCTACAATAGGTTTTTCAAAATTGTCAATACCTAATTTAGCAATTGCAGAAGTCATACCATCGGGTAAGATCATAGGCTCAATAAACGTGTATTTTGCATATGAAGGCAAAGTAGTGTATCCTTTATTGTTATATACAATCTTTACTCTTACTAACTTAGACTTATCTGCATTATTTAAATAGTTAACTACTTCCGTAGCAAACTCTTCAAATGTAGAACCATTGAAAATCAATTGTTCATCTTTATAAAAACAAAGCAAAATTTGCATCATACGAGAAAATTGAGTATCTTCTTTCTTCTGTAATGCTGCTTCGTCCATACCTTCAAACTTCGTAGGTTTCCACTCAGTCTGAGTTAAGGTTGCCCCATCTTTTTCAAAGACAATTTCAAGAAACTTATTACCTGTAGGAGATTCTGCTAAACGTGCACTTTTTAATTGTACATTCTCATGAATACCTGCAGGAATAAATCTGACGTCATTTTTTGTTATCTGTTGTGCTCTTTCTTTACTATACATATCTTAATATTTTTTATTCTGGTAAAAATATTTTTGTCATATCCACAGTAACTTCATTATTTTCGTTACTTGTTGCTACTACAATTTTCTTTCCTCTTAAATGTTGAGCTCGTGCTTCACGAATAGTATTTTCTCCACCTTCAAATGAAACAATCGTTTCATTCTTTTTACGATAAACATATCCAATAGCATCAGCTTCTCCACAAAGTATGTCGCCTAATTTACCTGTAAGGTCTATAGACATTTCACTGAGTTCTTCTCCATCTTTATTTATCATTTTCTCACGCACATGAGCAATTAAAATAAAGGTATCACATAAACTCTTGAGCATATCTATCACTTTTCTTACTGCTTGACGTAAATATAAATACCCAGAACCATTTGGTAATGTTCGTACATCTGTTCCTTGATATGCTTTACCCATTGGGGTTTGCCGATCTTTATATTCTATATAAGACGCAACTCTTATATACGTTCTCTTATGAACTGCTACATATCACTATGTAGAATAGACTATATCATCTCCTTTTACTTTAGGCAGCAGTCAGGAGTTCCCCATTTCCACTACCATTAGCTTGTAGTGTACTCTCTTTCGAGATAGTCGTTGAACCTTCGTTATGAAATCTATTATGTATTTTTTCTATTTTATCTAAAAAAGTATTTAAAGAATATTTATTTTTCATTCTATTACAAATAAAACAGCAAGGTACACAATTATCTTTAGTATAATTTTTATTAGAATCAACTCTATCTATACCATTTGCATAATCTTCTCCACAATAATAGCATGGTTGATGAAGAAGTTTTTTTATTTCTTCATCTGTTAATTCTATATTATAATGTCTACTTTTAGCATTACTTTTTATAGACATTATACGATATCTATCTGGTCTATCTTTTTTATACTTCTTATCAGCTATTTCTTTTTGCAAATCATTTATACAATTAGAACAGGATTTTGGTATATATTTTCCTTTACCAAATCTATCAGCTCTAACTACTGTGATACTTCCGCATCTATTGCATTTACATTTGAAATAGCTTCTTTTGTATTGTTTTATTTTATCATATTCTTCATGATCTAACTCTAATATAGTTAGTACACCGTGTGTTGTGTTTAAATACTTTTCTAACGTTTCTTTTTTCATAACGCTTGGCTTCTGATTGTTTTACCGATTATTGTTATATAAACTATATAACGTAGCAATGGGTAAAATGTTCCAGAAGTTAAGGGAATTTTTCAATAAAATTTTCATTTTAAAGCTCCATTAATTCAGAGTTGGCACGCATATGGAAGACACATTTCTTCAAGCCTTGTGGCATTATCTATAGTAATATATTTATATGGAAATTTGCCATCATTTTCTTTAATCTTTTCTCTAATAGCATTTGCAATATCTGCAAAATCTTGTACAGAACGTGCCTGTACAACCATTGCAGATAATGCTTGATAACCGTTCTCTAAATCAATTATAAGATTGTTATCTAATGCTGCCATTAAAGTTGATTTACCCGCCTTAGGTTTACCAAATAAAATTAAAGTTTTTGGATTTGTAGTAGCCGGACGACTTTTTTCAGTTGGTAGTATTAACATATTAAATAGGTTATACTACTTTACTTGATATGATAGTCTATGATAAATTATGTTAAAATTTGTATTATGTAAAGTAAAAGTTATTAGATATTAAGTTCTGCATTAATTTCAGTATTATTAATCATAATAATAATGTTATTAATGATAGTTTTTTCTTCATCGTTAATTGTGTTAAAATAACTAAGATCGTATTTCGGAATTAGTTTATAACCAACCTGGATGAAATTTCCATACTCCTTAACAGGAGTCCCATCTGCTAATCGGAAATCGTACAGAGGTTTATAATTACGTTTTGCTTTTGCATAATCGTCTAAACGTTTCATTGCAAGAGCAAACTGTGTTGCTAAATTATAATTTTCTACTTTTTCAGTAGGATAATATGGTGTAGCATACGGGCAATATTTGCAGTCCATATACTTAGCAACATCACACTTTGAAAATAAATCAGCACCAAAACGTATCTTATTGTTCGGGCCAATATACTGATAACTAAATGGAGTTTCCTCAGTATCAATACCATCAATAACTAATTCTGGATAACTAGTAAGCAAACGCTTCAAAAGATAATTCTTATATTCACCAGTCGGATCACATTTTACATTCGGAGTAGTTATTGTAAAAGTCTTTTTCATAATTTCAGCCTATTTTTATTGTTAAATACTACATTTTGCTGCATAGTAGTATTTCCTTCAGTTTCTATCAGATTACCATACTTAAGTTCATTGTCAAATTCTAATATACAAGGTTCTCCAGCATCTCTTACTTTAAGAAAATGTAGATACACCTTATTCTTCACAGGTAAGCGATTGACTCCATAACTTTGAATATTAAGTAATTCTGGACGTGATAATGCTATCACATAGTCGCTTGCTTGGAATATAGCATCTGATGCAGCTAAATCACTACGCAACGGAAAATGCATAGATGGGTTATTTATACGATCAGGCAATTCAATATTTCGATTCATCTGTGAAATCTGTATAATACTCGTATTAGATAATTTCTTTTTACGAATAAACATTTTCTGTAAATCTACTATTGTTCCACGTTCCGTATCTCCTTCAACTAATAAAGCATGGTCTAGGATAACAATTAGCCACTTATCTTTAGCTATTGTTTCATGGAAATAATCTATAGTTTTTTCGATATTTTCAACAGTACTAGGAGTATCTATATAATATATCTGATACTTCTTAATACGTTCTGCTTCTTCTTTTACTTTAGTAAATGTAGCATCATCTATACTGTCTTCTGCACTATATAATTCCGAGGTAGTGCGTCTTAATCGATTACTTAGCTTTCGACCTATTTGTCTATAACTAAGCATCTCAAACGAAAAATCTAAAATTACAATTTCTTGATCTGTATTAAGATCAATTAAATCAGTTTCAAGCGTATTTGCAAATGCTGATTTACCAGATCCAGAACCTCCTGCAATTGTTAAAATCATATTTGGTTCTAATCCTCCACAACAAACTTTGTTGAACTTTTTCCATCTTGTTTTAAGAGGAACAATAGTTCTATCCTTTCTTGCTTGAATATAGCTAACAGATTCATTAGTTACTTCAGCAATGGTCTTATATGGTAGTGTTTTAAATAACTGTTGTTCCATATAATTCTGCGTTTTGTTGTTCATTCATTTGCTCTTCGTAACACTCCCACTCGTGTTGAGTGAGCCATTTCCACATAGTTTTCATATAACCTATCTTACCTGTCTGCAACTTATCATCTATCTCATATCTTAAACAAGACATAATATGTTCATGCATCGCTTTAGACTTACCTATAATACGATTATATTCTTTTCTACATTTATTTACATTAGACCTAAGAAAACCTTTAGTTCCATCAGGTCTTGTTACATAAATAGGAAATACTTCATAGAATTCATCAAACATACTCTGTTCATTCTTCTTAATGAAATCGAGTAGTTCTTTTGAAGGACTATAAATTTTATTATCGTCAGAAATAGTAACTACGATAATGTTACGTTGAATTAAGTCTTGTATCTCTTCTTCATTAACTCGGCTGAGAAGTTCATGAATGTCTTGATTATTTATTTGATTATCATTCAATACAAGGCTAATAAATACTAATTGATTAATTGATATACTAAATTTGTTTAATAGAGATGTATCTAATTCTAGTATCATAAGCATTAAAGTTTATGACAATTATAAGAATTTGATACGATATGTTAGATTCTGTTAAAACAGTTCTAATTGTCTTGGTTGTAATTCTTCAATTATCTTAAGAGCTTCTCTAAGATAATATCTATAATTAATTTTGCGCTCTTCTATTGGTTTATCGTCAAATTTATTTAAAAGAGTAACACCAGACGAAGATAGCATATTTTGATATGCTTGTACTCCATTATTATCTTTCCATTTCCACAAATATCCACCATTGGTAGATGCATAGAAACGGTTGGTTCTCTGTTGCTCTTTGTTCATATATTCAACATGCCATTGTTTACCAGTCTTTTCAGACATTAAGAATTTCTTAATATCTTTACATTCTTTAATAGTTTGTTCAACTGGTATACCATCTACAAAATATTTTATTATAGCTTCAGGAATTATCTTTGCAGATAATCCTTTGCCTAACAATACTTCGGTAATAAACATACCTTTTGTTTTAATTAGATTAGGATTCTTAGTCTCCTTATAACCTTCTCTAACTGCTATATAATCATTAATAGCATATTGGTACATAGCTTCAAAACGTTCTTCTTCAAGAGTAAGTTTAGTAAGTTGTTCCCAATTTCTACAAATAGTGTTAACCTGTTGATAGTTATCTTTTTTAAGTAATACAAATAAACCATCTGTATTAGCTTGGATGATTCGGCATCCTACTTGTGTTAACTTCTCAGCTAACATAAGTAATAATAACTGTCCATTAATTCTAATTTTCATTACAGCTTCAGGACTATAACAGAAATTATGTTCATTTTGTAGATTTCCTGATAAACCATTTAGAGCTAACTTTAATGTCTCATTCTTTACCTTATCTCCATTATGTTTTGCTTCTATTCTCTCATTTTTAATTTGAGAATATACTTCTAAGAATTCAGGTCCTAAATGTTTAGGATAGAATCCATATTCAATTAACATACTTGGGTATAGAGATGCGACATCGATGTCTATAAGCATTTCATCTTCTTTAGGAATAATTATTTCAGGATCATTCTTAGAATGAATTCCTCCTACTCCTACAGTATAACGTAAGCCTGCAAATACAAAGTTATTTTCATATCCTTTTCTACCTGGAGACACTATCTGATCTTTCATATCTTCTAGTACTCTATTTAGAATAGGACTATCATACTTAATAAACGGTAATATTATATCCTTTAAAGGAATATAATCCATTGGAGATCTTAGACCTTCTATATCCCACCAAGTTAAACCTGTTTTTTCAAGATATTTCTGAGTTAAAATCTTCATTCCAATATTTACACCATCTTTACTAAGTACTCTTACTCCGTATTCATCTTCAATAGCTATACGTAAATCAACATCTTTCTTACATCTATTTAATAATTCTGAAGTAGATTCAATATCATTAATATTGTAATCTATCATAGAGTCAAAATCTTCTAAAGGAAGCGGTTTAGTCCAATCACATACAAATTCCTGTACATTAGGATATTGCATTGTTACTTGGATTTCCTTTAAACCTACTCTAAGTTTATTAGAATATAACATAGTAAGAATATCAAAAGTATCAAACCATATTTGATATTTCCAATGCTTCCATGCATCTATATTATCTTCCTTAGAGATAGTAATAGTCTTACTTAAGTTGAATATAGAACTACAAATAGTAAATACATTGTGATTCATTAAAGTATCCTCATATTCAATTATATAATTGATTATTGGATTATCATAATGTAAATTGTTATAACCACAGAATATAATATTAGATTCTATTTGTCTAGTTGTAGTATAATATTCTCCCCAAGTAATATACTTATTTACCTGTTTAAAGAATTTAACTAATTCTCTTAGTTGATTTTTTCTTTCTGATATTTCAAATTTATAAATAGTATTTGTTTCTGTATCTTTTACAGAACAATGAAAGATATTTTGAAATACTTCGATATCGAATACAAATACCGCTTTTCCACGTATTTGCATATCATTAAAGTTTAGTTAGTGATCCTATTGCGACTCGAACGCAAAACCTACAGATTAGAAGTCTGTTGCTCTATCCAATTGAGCTATAGGACCGAAGACGCTATTCAGCGTCTAATTTTTGTAATTCTTCTAAAAAGATAGGCATTCTGCTATCTTCATAAAAACAATCACATGGTGTTCCAGATAATTTATCTGTTGATTTAGGGAACAAATCATAAGAAGCGCAAAACAGAGCTTGTCCTTCTCTAATTTCAGTGTTCTTTTTAATATACGTATCAGCTTTCTTTTTGATATGTATAACATCTAATTTATCAATTTTTCTCATTATGCTGCACTTTTAGTAATTTCTTTATTTTTAAAGATACAATAACGATAATTTGTTGGAACACCTGTTCCTTTTAGTTCATATCGAGACTTTTCCCAAATTTCGATACCACAATAATCTCGCATAGTTTTACTAAATGTATTATTTAGTTCTTCTCCGTCTTTACGAAGTTCTTCTAATGTTTTACGAGATGGATTTATACTAAAATCATATGGTAAACCTTTACTATTCTTTCTTTGTATAATAAGCAAATTAGGATATTCACCTTTAACCCTTTGCTTACTTACTAAAGTACGTACTTTCTTGTTAAACATAATATTGTTAATTTTATCCTCATGTGCTGCTTTTTTTGCTTGCTTCTTAAAGATATTATTTATCTTTCCATATAGGTTAGATACTAACTTATCATGTTTATCACTATATTTAGCATTATTGAATCTTTCCTCTTTTTGCTCCTTTGTAAGAGCAAAACTTTTTGCTGGTAAAGATTCAAACGTTAAATCACTTAATTTAGGATGACGGTATGTTGTACAAGTACGTAAATTTCCTTTACTATCCTTATAAGTAGTTGTAACTGCAATCTTCATCGCTCTATTAATTTCTTTAGAAGATTTACCATTTTCTGTCCAGTAATTGATATACTTATTATTTTTCTGTTGATCAGTCTTATTCATAATGTTATTGTTTTTAAAGATTAAAAAATAAGGAATAGATGCCTCCGACACACCTCACATTCGACGTATTACCGCCAATTGTTACTTATCTATCCCTTTAAGATTACTTTATTATTTTTTTAAATTTTAAAGATATGATTTTTTATGCTGCTAAGAATAAAGGAATTTCTTCCTCATTCAAATCAGTATTGTCATTAAATTCTGCGATTTTCTTTCGTAATTCATTTAATGGTAACGAACATTCATTCTTTTTAGCACGTAAATAGTTATATGTAAGTTCCTCATTTACTGCTAAACCTTTTTTCCCTCGTTTAGCCTTAAGTACAGGATTAATTGTATGATGTTTCATCATTTCATCTAACTTAACCATATACTCATTTAAAGCAGATAGTTTATAGATATTAATAATATTTGCATCACTAGATAAATCCTTTAACTTAATACCCATATTTGCACACTGAATACGTAATTTAACAATTACTAATTCATCATATGTTGCTCTAATATGAATTAATAGAGATTTTAGGTCATAATTGCGTGTTAAACCTTTTTTAAGTACATTTTCTGTTGCTATAATTTTCCAATAACGAGAAATTTCATTAGTTAATTTATCACGCTTATCGATTAACATGTTCGGCTTAATAGTTTTTGTAATTGACTTCATATATAGTTGATATTATTTTAGTTAATACTTGATTTAAACATCGTATATTAGAAATCGCTTACCTGTGTAGCCAAGGAGGGAATCGAACCCTCAAGACCATTTCTGATCATCGGATTTTAAGTCCGACGCGTTTACCAATTTCGCCACAAGGCCATAAAACCAAGATACCCGACCCATCGTCTTGGGCTCTACGGTTTTATATATAAATGTTTAACGTTTTCATTCTCTATATAACTATAGTAAGTAGATATTTACATCTAATCTACTAACTCAGTTATACTTTGTACTACTTTATTAAACAAATCTATTCAATCCAAAGTATGAATAAGCGTCCATCTGCTAATACTTATTCATGAATAATTAATCTTCTTCTAGACGTACTCCAATTGGAATTTGTCCTCCTCCAAGGTCAAGATATGCAATACCTTCACCCCGGAAACGTTTTTTTCGACCACAATCATTTTTTTGCTGTTGCTGTGGGTTCTCATCTATCAGCTGTAGGATACTCAATTTGTAGTCACCTTCTGTTACACCTAGAAAAGCATACATAACAAATCGATCAATAACAAAATCATACTGTTGCTTATTAATAGCATTAGTAATAATTTCTTCTGTCAGAATTCGTGGTAAATTACTGTCTTTTGGTAAATACCGTGAAAATGCATTAAGCATTTTAAAACACAAATCTGTAAAAGACAGAGTTGTGTAATCTCGAAAAATTTTATTCCACCAATGTTTTGGAGTTCTACCAAATGTTACCGACCCATCGTCATTGATAACAATTGATTCTGGAATCTCATTATTCAAAAGAACAATGCTACTAATACGATTATCTTTTAATAAAAGCCTTAGTAAGTCTTCTCGAGATTTGGAGATTAGTCTTACTTTTGACATAGCTCAAATTATTTCGTAATAGGAGTGCCAAGTTCAGTATAATACTTATCACACTCCGTCAAATGAATGTCATTAAGATCGCTTAACAACTTAGCCTGATTAAGCATATCTTCTGCAATAGCCTCAGCTTTTGCTTTCTCTAGAGCATTTAACTTATTAACCTGCTCAGTAAGAGAGATTAAATCATCAAACAAAATCGGTTCCCGTCCAAGAGAAGAATTCTTCTCATTGTTTTCTACTGCTTCTGTGATAGTTTCCATAGTAACTTCACGGAATTTAGCAGGTCCAATCTTAAACTGCAGAGTTGGATTGTTGTTCAACTCCACTACAAGAGTAGTCTTATCAGGAAGTGGAACTAACCGCACACCGAAGATATTAGTACCTTCAATAATATACTTCATGATTGGTTTCATTGTCAAAGTTGGATCGCCGTCCCGTTTACGGTCATTGAACATAAGATCTGCTGGCTCCCGCCGAACAACGAAAATCTTTTTACCAATTAAGTTCCAAGACTCAAGAATAGCTCTGTTTTTACCGATCAATTCAGGATTGATCACTGCATTCATTTCATTCATATTTATTTCTCCTTTTTGATTTTAAGATTGATTTCTTTAACGAGAAATTAATCAGTTAATAATAAAATTAAAAATTAATGTATTACCTTTTATTCTAACCTTATCCTGTACCTAAAGGATACGCTTTAAAAAGCTTTGAATGAGGTTAATCAATCTCAATGATGCATATGGTAATACAACGTTAGTTAAAATTCTGATAAAATTTGTTAATACTGTAAAAAAGTCAAAGTATAATAAAACTCATTACTAGAACATAGTGATATTTCACTATTCGGCATCCCCCGTAGGACTTTACTTATTAGACAGATAAGTCAGCCGTTCTTCACTTATTTATTTCTACTTTTCTAAAACATAATATTTTCTGCTAATATCTGTTAATATTGGCAATTTTGGGTTTCGAGATTGTACTTAAAGGGGACTCGTAACGCCTACCGTTTCCCTTTGTTTGCCGTACTCTACAACGCGATTTGATGCAAAGATGTAGAGAGCTCCATCATCAATAGTACGATACTATCTACGGGCATATAAGCTATTACAACATTCTTATCTTAAAAATAGACTTGGCGAATGAGGGTCGTTTCTGTTGAGAAACGTTACTAAAACTACTAATACAAAAGCTGCTGATGTTTCACAGCATCCACTTTTGGACATTCACTTCTGACATTGCAATAAATCTCAGGTTACTATCTTCTACTCATGGTATTTCCAACCATTCAACAACGTTTTAGTACATCCTAATGAGAGATGTACCAGCCGTCTCAGCGATCTCCTTAGCTAATATGTTGCGCATATTAGTTTATGGAATTTCATGTAGCAAGTTACTTCAATAGCGGGGTGGCTCATACTTTGTCAAGGTACTACCATTGAACTTCCCTATTGTTTTAAAAATTAAACATGTTTACACTCTCCTTATTTGTTTTAGCTGTTCGTTTCAGCGTAGGCACTCATTGATTAGACTTACTAAAGTATATAACATCTTATATAACATTAACTAACCAAGGCAATACGTAGATTACTTCCATTCTACTTCGTGTCGGCCTCTTAAGACGCATTGTAAGATCCTGCTCTATGCTGGAGTGCATAGCTCTTACCTAATTATTTCTAGCGAATCTTGGTTAAAGATACCTCACTTACTTTGTCTGAGTTTTATGGGTGGGCTCAGTTCCACCTTCCTTTGTTTCCCATGAATATACTTATATTGATCATATATTCAACCACTAATAGTCTTTTCGCGGACTTCAAGCGCTAGTTAGTTTATTACTCGGTGCAAAGCACACTAAGCTTTATAGTGACATTACTAACAAGTCACTTTATAATATAATAACCTAAACTTCATTTATGCTTATTTCTAAACACTATAGTAATTGCAACTATATTATGAAATCTCTTAAGCTGTAAGACACGCAATTTACTTTCCATAGGGATTTCTCCCAAACAGCTAACTCTAACGTTCACTGTATTGCGTAAGGGTTTTGCACCCAATCCGGTTAATCTGTCATATAATTCTAATACAAAAAGATATTATACGGATCATAGCCACTCAGCCATGTCTTAATTAATTTCTGCTCATTATTATATTATCCTCCTCCTTCATATATACCATATCCAAGTACTAATCTTGCCATCGATTTTCCCGATTCCCAATTGAATTTTACACTTCTATACAACAGAAGATCTTTAGATATAATATAGAACACTAAGGCAATATTCTTTAGGCTCGTACACACTTAAGTAGTGGACCAAGGGGGTTTTGGAGACACCCTAGAATGCTAGTCGATTCTCAGTTAAGATGACAACGTATAAACAGCACGTGTTCACATTCCTTCGTGATTTCACCAGTGATATTGGTCAACGAATGTGTATAGAGGTGAACGATACCCCTTGCTTTGTTTAGATGCGATAGCTGCTCCTTCCACATCTGCGTCTTTTAGCCACCAGTACGGTTCTCGCTTATGGGTTATGCACGCTCTCCCATTTTCTTATTGCTTCTTCAGTTATAGAGTAATTTTATAACACAACAAGTTATCATACTATAGTATAAGTAAATAGTGTTAGCTCTTACTTAGTACATTTCAGTATCCTGTATTACTCACATTACACGGCTTAGTTAGGCTCAAATAATGAATATTTATACTTATAGCTCTTGTATACCGCTTGTATAGTTCTAGTAGCGGTCTGCGTTTCTCTTCGGCAGTTACCAATTCTTCACTGGTAGTTCTTTATTAATCGGTTTTAAACGGTTAAAAAATTTGCTTCTATAGGCAATATCTTCAGGTAGATATACTACCTTTTCTACTACCTTGGTTATGTACTCTGGACGTGTCCCAACGTCCGTTTTAATTGTCACAGTAGTATTATCAACGTCTCCATTAAATAATACAGTCTTTTCCTGCAAGTCAATGTTGATAGATTTCTCTTCATTCAAACCTAGTACGTCTACTGGCATTTTAGGTACGTCTACCCAACGAATTCGAGTTTCTTCAGCATTTGCAGTTTGAGACGGAGAATTAGGATCAAATCCTATAAATCCTCCTAGACACACCATTACTAGCGTGACTAATATATTAAAACGCTTCATATTGATTACTTCTTAGCTTTAGCATATGCTGACTTGTCTACATATGAAGACAAACGCATAATAGGCTTAGCATAATACTGAACAAGTTCTTTTAGTTTATCCTTTAGGATATTTTCAGAATCTCCATATGCTGCTATAAGCGTTTTACGGATAGAATTTGGATGAACAATCATATCAAGCTGACTGTCTGGAACCTTTACAGCAACGTCCTCAATGTTACCCTTTAAGATAGCAGCAATTACGTTTCTTGCATTTGCTGCTAAAATCTGGCGATTTACTACTGTAAGTTCTCCGTCATAAGTCGGCTTTCCATGAGATGAACCGCCCTTCTCGTTCCAATCATCAACTTTCTTCTTAGAAGCAGCAGACATAAGTACTGCGGTCAATTCTGCAACTTCTTGTTCACTCAATGTAGGACACCAAGCTTTCAATAATGCATGAGCTCCAAGAATACTATGCTCAGCTCCCATCTTACCATTAACCATACCACGTAGGCAGTTAATCATGGTAGCTTCAGTACCCTTGTGAAGGATATTTGCAAAGATAACAGATTTCTTCTCTTCAGCAGCAAATGAGAATGCTTTACGTGCCCATTCAATACCACTCAAGAGATTACCTCCAATTCCACCCTTATTAGTTTGGGCAAAAATTGTACGTAATGCTTCTAGTTTCTCTTTCTCAGGAAGTTCAGGACTTGGTTCCGGTATAGGTTTTTCCTTAGCCTTATTGTCCTGTGCAGCTGTCTTACGAGTTTCAGTTGGAATTTCTTCAAACTGAAGCAGCAATTGACCATCATCCTGAGCAGTAGTCTTTACTTTAACTCCAAGATAATTCGTAAGAACATTTTCTGCTTGTTCACGCATATGTGGTTTAATGCGTACTCCTAGATTCTCAAAGTCTTCCTCTAGCTGAGTAAAATACTGAAGCAAAGCAACTCCAGTCATTACATCAAATTGCTTTTTAGCAGTCTGTCGAATACTACTAGGAGTATCTGGATTATTTACATACTCCTGATATACCATCTTTGCAAGGTCAATTGCATGATTCTTGTCAATACGGTCTGTAGAACCTCCGGCTGAAGAAAGTGCAGCACCTAAAGATGTTGCTTTTGACGTATTTACTACTTGAGTAGCAGGTTTAGGCTTTTCAACCTTGGCCTCTTCGACTACTTCTGGGTTAATTACTTCTCCATTTGGACTAGCAATCTCTTCCTTCTTCTCTTCTACAGGAGCAGGAGTAGGTTCTTCAACTTTGGTTTCTTCAACCTTAGTTTCTTCTGCTTTTGGCGCTTCAACTGCAGCTTCTGCTGCTTGAGTCTTTACTTTTTTCTCTACAGTCTTAGTTTGTTTCTTTGCAGTTTTAATTGCATTCTTATTATTCTTTACCATTTTGATAATGATGCGCTCCTTACGCGTAAATTAGATTAAATACTTGTAGATATAAATAAATAATATTGAGAGTAATATACTCTCATGAATCATCTATATAACTACTTTTCACTCTCTGTTTTGTAGGTACTCCTTCTGCTTCAATTTCTACACTGTCACGCTCTACTATTTCCTTACTTGCACAGTCTGGAATAGCAACAGTATCCTCCAATACAAAAGGAGGAACACTACTGTGCATGGGAGTAGATTCTGTAGAAACTACTGCAGTTTTCTCAGAAGTAATATCATTATTAGTAATGTCTACTAACTCCTTTACTCCTGCACCTACAAGTAAGCTTATCAGCATGATGGCCATCAATTTGCCGAAAGCTTTGGCATCCTTCATTACTATAGAAGCAATGAATCCAATTACTACTGCAAGACACAGTAGACCAAATGAATTTGCCATAATTTGTAAGTATTGGTTAATATTTGTTAAACATCTCTCTTAGTCTTTGTCTTGCTTTATTCAAACACGTCTTTACAGTCGCTTCTGGAATAGCAAGCTCTTCTGAAATTTGTTGGTAGGATTTTCCATCCAACCGAGCATAAATTAAATCTCTATATTTCTTCTTAAGACGAGGAATACAATCCATAACAATATTTATATTCTGTTGAAATATAAGATTATCTTCTGGACTATGTTCTAATCCACTTAATTGAATTGTAGAGTCTTCTTCATCAATATAGTTATTTAATTGCTCTTTTTTGTTCCTTCTTATATAATCTATTGCAGTATTAACTGTAATAGTCTTTAACCACATCTCAAATGATAAGTGATGTGTATAAGATTTAAGCTTTAAATATACTTTAGTAAATACTTGGGATGTTATATCATCTGCTGCATCTGCGTTGTTTACTACTTTAAAAGCAGTGTACCAAACAGTCTTTTTATAAGTATTATAAAGTGTACTAAAAGCTCTTTCGGAACCATCTCTAGCTTGCTCTACAAGAAGCTTTTCTTCTTCTTTCATAGTTCGCTAGATTTTAGTGGACTAAAGCCAACCCAATGACTTTAATCCTTATTCAGTAATTAAAATGGTAAAACATATTCTAGATACCATCTGTGTAGTATCTTTTTTCTCTCCCAGTAAAGTTCTTTTATCCAATTAGCCCAGAGAATTCTATCATCTGAACTAAGACATTTGAGATTCATAATTATACTATTTGCTATTCTTAACTGAACTAATTCAGTTTTAGTTTGTTGCATCTCTGCATGACTAACAGCAAATACCATAATCTTGTCTTGGATTCTTTGTGCTATTGTATTAAGTATAGGATATTCTATTCTTTTATAGATATTATCAGGTAATCCACTAAAGATTGCACCATCACTAGATTCATCTTTCAGGAAATTATAATACTGATTACCTATCTTAGTTCTTCCAGTACAATACTCCTTTTCGTTAAGTCTAAATGGAGTAACTGCATCTTTAGTAGTTAAAGATATAATTGTACCGGGATAGAAAGAATATTCCTTCTTAATATTTTTTTGTAAATACTCAAATGCTTTCATAATACTTTACATAATGCCACGTAAACGAAGTCTTGTTTGAATTTGTTGAATGATGAGATCAGCTTGAGATATGCTAAATCCTGCACTGATAATCATTACTTGAGCTTTAACATTGTACTGTTCTGGGTACATTTTAGTAAAGTTAACATATTTATTAACCCACTCATCAAATTGCTCATTTGTAAACTCAATAGACTTCTTCTCAGTAGTCTTTAATCCATTTTCATTCTTGATAGAACTACTTACAGATGGAAGATCAAAGATATAGTTCTTTGGATTACATACTATATCCTGCAATTCAGGATCATCTTCTTTTAAGACAGTAACTGTGCCGTCTTTTTCCATATCGTTCAATAGAACGCCACTAATTACTCGTAAATAAGGATATTCACCAGCAACTCTTACTAAAACACTTGTGTTTTTTCCATTGGCTATGTATAAGCCAGCTCTTTTAAGTTCTAACATTTATACCTCCTTTTTAAAGAATTTGTCTGCAACAATTTTAGCATCAGATAATGATAAATTATACTGATCTTTTACTCTTGAAAGAAAATCCATTTTAGATGTAGACTTTTCTGCAAGTTTTTCGATTTCTTGTTTTACTCCTGGATTGTTAAACTTAACCCAAGGAATGATTTCAATTTTATTCATCGTATTTGCTCTTTATATGTTTCTATTTCTAATTCAATTTTCTTCCAAAAATGATATCCTTCTGAAGTATTTATAGCATCAATACAATCTAAAATTCCTCGACTAAATTTAAATCGAATTCTTTCAACTGCTTTTCTATGATACCTGTTATTTCTCCAGTAAGTTGGTACACAAAATTCATACATATAATCTATGAACTTTGTTAGAACTCTGTTCTTCTAAGAACATAATCCCATTCAGGTGGGATTAAATCATTGATTGCTTTCTTTACACTCATACTTTACATCTGTTTGAGGTCCATAAAAAGAATGTTCGTAATTTGTATCTTTTATCTCTAATATAGCATATTTAGTAGCATTTCTAATCATGTTTATAGCTCCTTTTATAGAATAGTTTCTTGTCCAAGAATCTATACGATCTAACATTTTTAGAACACTAGTAAGATACAAAATAGAAAAGTTTCTTTTTGTTGCTTTAATTTGCTTTACTGTTCTCATAATTTTGATAATTATTTACTACTATTACCTTTTAATAGGTCTTTATAGTAATGTTTAACTGCTGTAAGTACTTCTTTAAATTCAACTATATTATCTATTATCCCACAATATTTTATATCTCCAGCAAAAGGAATAGGATATAAAGCACAGAAATAATAGGAATTTAAAAATAATCTACTACTTTTAATTCTAGTTGTAAGTCCAATTGTAGGATCAGAAGTAATAGGTATAACCCATATAGTATTGAAATCGATATCTATACTTACCACAATCGCATAATGAACTGTTGGACCAATCATCGTACGTACAATATCATACTTTTGTAAAGTAGTATATACTTCAGTAGCATTTAATTTAGTAGCAGGTACATCTATTATTTTTCTATACTCTGTTAATTGTAATTTAGTAGCTACTTTTTCTAATGCATCTTCGTCTGGTATTACACTATTATTTATAATACTACTTAGTGTATTACGTAAATTTTTATTATCAGTTTTACTATGTAGTAAGGGGAGGACTCGAACCTCCGATACCAGCTTTTGATATTATCTCACCGCTCTACCAACTGAGTGCTATCCTTACCCCAGCTTTCTACGACATTAGCTTAGCCGTTTTGAACTCACGCCGCAATACGGCTATAGTTCATAATATAACTTGTATTGCCAGTTATCTGCTTATTGACCTATTCTACTTCACACTGCCGCTGTCAAATTCATTCAGCCCCCAGTAGTAAGTAGATATTTACATCTAACCTACCTACTATGCATTTCCTATCATTTTACTTCGAGGGAGATGCTAGCAATAGAAGTCACCTTAGACGTCATAGTGAGTGGAGCTGGAGGGGATCAAACCCTCGTCCATACGACTGATTCATAGACCTAACAGTCAATTTCTTTAATTTCTTTAAAAAACTACTATCCTATTTATTCGTATCTCTTATTCATAGGCAACCCTTTTCCTTCATCTTAGACCAATATTAGATACTGGTTGACCGTTGTATAGTCCATTGTACTCTTGCTTAGTAGCTTAGTTGTTACTAAGCTTCCATTAGGGATTTGGTTGATAATAGTAGTTCTGGGTTGACTGCACCATACTAACTTGTTTAGGGTTAATAATACATATCTCTACCATATACCTCTGGCGAAGGAGTATTAGTAGTTACTGTTGGAATCGATTCAGATTTGTCATTTCTGAATTGACATACATCACAATGTTTTTTATTACATTGCAACGGACAATCGTTCTTTAAAAGATTGTTTACTGTTGCTTTAAGCTTTTGATTACTTATCAATTTCATAATCTCTGGATTTGCGATCATAAGGCTGTAATTTAGCTCTATGCGATCTTGTTTTTTTAGTATTACCATATTTTATGGTGTAATTACTATCTTTGAATGTCTTTCCCATTATGAAATCATTGATAAAGCTACGCGAGCATATTCTACAATATTTTCCATTTCTTTTCTTTTAGAAAGGAATTCAAGATCTCTGTTAGTTTTAGGACCATATGATAGTACTTCAAGAATAGGTCTCTCTATTACTCCTTTCAAGACAAGAGTATAAAAAGAACTACGGAAAGCTATACTATCTGATTCTTCTCCACATACCTCAATAATCTTTTCTATAGCAATCATAAAATCGCTCTTACGAATAGATTTCTTATTTTTGTTAGTAGGTAGAAATTCATCTTCAGTATAGATAGTAGCTTTAACATCTATACCCATTATACCTTGAAGAGCAAGTACACCACTTTCGATGAGTTCATCATTAACTCCATCTTTAAATCCAATAATTAAAAGTTTCATTTGTTTAAGTTTTATTGATTAAATAACTATAAGTCTTCTTTATAAGTGTGAGTATGATAATATACTCCACAATGTTTGCAATATACTCTCTTAGTAGTGCCTTTAGCTATTTCCTTTTTAGGATCAAATTCACTACTCCATTTGTGACCATCAATAATACAATCTATTTCAGCAATTGCTCTAGAGTATTTTAATGGTGACAGGCACAATGCTTCATAAGCTTTTTGCCTAGCTTCTCTGCGTATTTTTCTAATACGCATTGCTCTGGTTAATTTTGATAATATTCCCATAATTTAAACGTTTAAATTGATTAATAATGACGCCTGGACACTCAGGATTTAATTAAGTTAGTGCCAACTCTTAGTTTATAGCATTTGTTATAAGACAAAGATGAACGACTACAATCGTTACTTACTATGACTCTCACTACAGTTTTAACTCATAAGCAGAAATAGCTGTCAAACTAAATCTTATTGGAGTACATGGTTTTAACGTCCGCACGATCATATATACCATTTATTCTATCAATCCCGTTTTTTACAGCTGCGCAATTAACCTGTATAAATGAGGATAAACGATAACCTTGCTGTATATACTTACGCCCCACATGCTTGTCATTTTCTGAGGACGTATACTCTATCTTCACAGACTGAGTATACTAGACTCTAATATTCATTTAAAACAGAAAGAAGGTTTGGTTTTAATTTTGAATAGAGTCATTTACAACCGTTGATATAACATGAGTTTGTATAGAGTCATCAAGATATTTTTGAGCTCTTGCTCCAGATAGTACTGTATTATACGTTGATGTGTTTGATTCATATATGTAAATCATGTCTTTTATAGACAACGATGTACCATGTTGCATCAAAATATCAATTAGTACTACCTTCGGCATAGCTAAAAACACACTATCAACTCTTCTATCTTCTCTCATTTGCTCTCTCATATCGAGAATATCCTGTATTGTTGTTACAGGTTCCTCAATAATAACTTGAGGATCTTCTTGTACTTCTTCTTGGTTCACACCATTTAAGAAATTAGCAATGTTTTCACGCTCTGCGTAAATTATTGCTCCCATCATGCCTATTAAGGCAAGAGTTATTAATGCTACCCAAACTATTATTCTTGGCGGTTTAGGTCTCGCCATCATTTCATTTTCCATTTTGATAATGTTTTAAAATTAGTAATTAATCTCCCCAAAACCAATCTTGGAGTAGTTCTTTAAAGTTTTCTATTATGTAATTTCCATCTGCTCTCTCTTTTATTTTCAGAGAAGTCCCGACAGAAGCATCGGAAGCGACTAACTCAATGCGCGAATCCAAAGTGAACAAACCCGCAGATTTATTATATCCATCTTTTCTGTATAACCAAGAATAGATGTAATAATAATCGAACTTAGGTGTCCAAGGTTTATTACCATTACTAATGAAATTTAGAGCAGCTATAATTGTACTAAGCTGTTCATACAGATTCAAATGCTTATCTTTATAAGCTCTGGGTTTTCTACCTATTACTTTACAAGCATCTTTGTAAGATTTAATTTCTTCTCTTTTCATACTTTCATTGATTAAAATATATCTGCTTTTTCTTACCAATGGTATCTCCTATAGAATAGTTATACCATAATCCAGAAGGAACAATTACATTAGTAATTCTATATCTAATGTCTTGAGTATAAGGATTTTTAATAGTAAGTATATAGTCGTTTGTACTCTTATCTTTTCTCACTATTATACAATTCTTATAATTGTCTAAAAACTCTGTAGCTGTGTTAACACGTGCAACAGATAGTCTGTTAACTATCCATATGACTATAAGCACAAATATTATAGCACCTACTATAGATTTAGTAATACTATTTAAACTTCCCATGGATACTCCTCCCTATACTTAAATGCATACCTCCACCAAACACTTTCAGTAAAAGTAGTAGATACACTAAATGTAAAATATTGTTCAAATTCATACATATCATGTGATATAATACTTCTTTGAAATACTCCTTGTTCTATGATCCTGTTTTTAAGAATCCAAGAATATTCATTACTTAAGCATTCAGTTAGAAATACACCAAGTATTTTTTCCTTTATAAGGAAATGTAAGAGGTCATATGATATTACTCTTAAAATTGATAATCTTGTAAGTTTTTCTTTTTCCATATTAAATTGATTTTAATGTTAATTACTAATTATAAAAGGCATTAGTTTTCATAGGTACAAACTGGAAGATTTATTTAACCTACTACTTAACACACTCGCCACGTGAAGGCTGCCTTAATGAGTGCAATCAGTATATCTATATTCACATATAAATATACTGACAACAGTACGCCTACTGTTATGCTTAATTAATCAATCTGTACAATTAAGAATGAAACGATGATTAAATAAACAAATGGCTCATACTATAAATCTAAGGACGAAACAAACTTGGCTATATTAAACTATATGGTATTTGCGACTGGAAGAAGGTAATATTGCCATCTAATATAGTTGTTCCTGATTTTAACGTCTGCACTAATACTATCATAAAGTCCAGCTAAGCTAATATAAAAGCTGCTGTAAGTTCTTTTGATAGATATAAGCCCCACAGGATTGTCAAGGATTCTCACCTTAAAGATGCAGTAATATTTACTGCATTAACTTATTAATAAAACCCTGCTGTAGATA